CCGTGCTCTCGTTATTACTTAACGTGCAGTGCAAAAACATATTCCATTATATGTTGCGCGGATTTAAGCATGAAACTTACGGTATGTGAACATGAAATAATGAATGAGGATCGTTTTTAGGATAATGACTTTTGCGCAGCAAAATAGACGGCAGGGGAAAATAACGAATGTATTAAAACGTATTTGAAATATGTTTTTCAACCGCAATAGCACAGCCAGGTTACAGGATAGGGAAAATGGTGTCCGGTACGAAAAAGCAGCAAGAGGATTAGAAGCTGATATTGAATGGCACGCCCTACAGGATTCGAACCTGTGACCTACGGCTTAGAAGAAAGTAGAGCGTTAATTAAGGCACTGTAAAGACTATATTTTTCCGCGTTCGCATTCGGTTTTGTGTCTTTTCGTGTCGTTTGAATACATCCCTGTATTTATCGTGCATTCCTGTCACGCCACATCTACGACACAGCCCCCCACGTGCTTTTTCACTTATCGACAGCAACTAGACCACCGCGTTGTCGTCCTGGCGCACATCGCAGATAGTAAACGTCACAACCCCGATGACAGTGACATCGTCGAGAGCATCCCCCTCGATCGCTTCGCCATCATCGGTTATCAGTGACTTTCCTCTCAGCGTGGCAAGCTCCGTCCCGCCGCCGTGCTGGATAAGCAGCTGACTACCCTGCTTTGGTTTCAGGGAGATATCCAGCACAACGTAACCGCCTGATCGCTCGAAGAGGCGCGTATTTGGCCCGACATTGCAGATCGAGTTAACAGACAGACGCTGTTCAACGTAGTCAGACGCCGGCGAAGGAAAGCCCATCAGATGACCCTCCCCATGCTGGCCATCATCCACAGCCTGTTTTCGCTATGGTCCGGCGTCTTATCGACGAAATACGTCTGCTCGCGCGCGATCCAGGAGTTCGCCTCCACCTCGGTAAAGTGAATGCCGCGCCGGCGAAGCGCAGTAACGAAGTCGCGGGTGTGAAGGTACTGGAACCCCTTGGAACTGCGCAAAATGGACTCGCGGAAAGCCGCGGCGATATCCGACTGTCGAAGCATGATCTGCCCTCCGATAAATACTGTTTTTATATACAGTAGTTTTTATTATCCAGCAGATCAAGAGGATTAAACCGAGATGCCCTTCCCTGAATAGTAGGACTTAAGGGAGGTATAAAGTGTGTCTATTTCTGAGTCACTTAGGGCGCGATTGAAGATCATGCCTGCATACAAGTTACCTGTTGACCCCTCTACGTTCGTATTGTGAGAACCGAGTAAAATGGTGCCAGCGACAGATAAAACCCCGCCTGCCGGGATGGCATTTGAGGCTACTTTTGCATTGGTCAAATCCCTGATCCTGGATGTCATCCCTGACTGACTAAAGACCGACGCAATGGCCCGTAATTTAACAGTATCTGCTCCAGACGACACGCCATATGTCAGAGTCTTCCTTGTGGCAAAGCTATCATCTGAATAACTCAGGCTGATCGATGGGTTCCCTGTACTCACTGATGCTCGTGCAAAATCGGTGGAGGTAAGGCCTGACCCGCCATTTGTTATAGCTGAGCCATAGTTGGACCAGTGAACAAAGTTGCCACTGGCCGCAGTTGGCTTACCAATGGTTATGATCGTCATTTCCTGCCCCTGAGCAACATTGGTATTAATATAATTTCCCAGGTTTGTTACTGTGATGTTTTCGGTGTTCACTGCAGGCGAACCAACTACCGTTGCAGCAGGTTTTCCTGAGGCAAAGTTTCTACCAAGTTGGCTGCCATCATTGAATAAGTTGAAATATTGAAGACCATCTGAAACTGGAAGGATTACGCCAGTCGCGATATTAGCCAGGCTAATGTTCTGGTTAAGAAGCATTCCCATATATTTGACACCTTAAACTGAAAAAGTTTTAGAAAACGGAATACACCAATTTTCCATAGGATAGGGTTTATTGAGTAGCTCTGTAATATTTTCCTCAGGCCATTGTGTAAACTGAGGGTCATATTCATAAATTTCGTCAGGCACGTACGGGTCGCTATCTGTTAACATCCCTTGTCCATAATTTTGATACGTTCCATATACAACCCGAACTGTACCTGATGGGGCTGACGAGCAGGTTAGCCTTACAATAGTATCTGAGACTATATCAATAGCAGACAATGTAAGTTCAGTGCCAATTCCTGCTGGATCAGCCTGGACATTACTGAAAACCCTAAATCCTTTATTTCCTATAACAGTCCTTGTCCCGACACGAAAAGGGGCTAACCACTTTAATGGTGGCTGAGGTACGTAGAAATTAGAATAAAGCTGGTTACCAATAACGTAAAAACTTATTGGTTGCACCGGTTTAAATGGCTTCCTCTGGTTAAGCACTTTATCCATGGCTTTAGCATAATAACACCCCATCCAGCGATAACCGTTAGGCATCAGATGCCCGCCTTTGCTGGGTAGAGGATAGTCAGCGCCGACGATGAAGCAGTTTTCGTTCTCCTCACAGAACTCTTGCTGGGCCATTGCCACCCACAATTCAACAGCATTAAGCGGTTGAGTGGCAGGGTTTGGGGTATAGGAATACCCAGGCACCGATATAAACCATGCTGGCATGTCCGACTGACCAGTAATACTGGTGACAGTGGCGTTAATTTTACTTCTCAGTTGAACCATCTGAGATTTATAAACGCTTTTACTTGTCCCTGCATTATAGTCAAACTGCCCCTGGTTAAAGATAATAGCCGTAACAGAGTATGTTTTTCCTGCAGCATCAGCTACGGCCTTAGCCTTGGTTATGCAGTCAACAACCCTGTTATAATACTTAGTATCATCAATAAGGTTGGCTAATATCTGTCCTGAAACTCCTACAGCAGAAGATAAAAACAAGCGGGAGGAATCACTACTCAGGCAGTGAGCGTCAAGAAATGACTTTCTGAATCCGTTCACCGCGCCAACTAATGGCGATTCGCCCTCATTTTTATCGTTACGACCTAAAGCCTGTATCTCTGCATCCGAGAGAATTGTCGAGCCATCAAGTGATTGAGTTACAGCGATCATTGGTTTGAATGCAGACCCGCCTAGCGGGGTAAATGCATTCTCTCCTGCGCCTGCAGGCCTAACAGAGTTACCAAGCATCAAGTTTCCATATTTTGCCGTTCTGGAAACCTGTGCCCACCCTTCATCCCCCTGCATTAATGACTGCCCTTCACCAAGAAAATGGTTATAGGCGTCAGAAGGGAATTTCAACTTTGTAAGCGTAATCCTTGAATCTGCATCAACAAGCGATTTATTTTGAGGGTCCTGAGCGTTTATGTAAATTTGCTCAGCAGTTTGCCCATCGCCTCCGGAGTTGCTCCATGCTGGCACACCATTTTTATCAATGATGTCGTAAAACAGCCCCTTTGGATCGACGATTCTCAAAACTGCATCATTCGTCGCCTGAATCGATGTGCCATTTGGAAGATTGTAGGCATTAAAGTGTGACCATCCATCTTTAGTTACCATATCCCAAAATAAACCGTTAGGATCTGTTAAGCGAATTAAAGCATCATTGGTTTTTGATATTTGCAATTCACTTATTTTTAACTTGTCCGGTGAGATATACGCTGTCCCGCTTCCAAACCCCCCATTTTTGTCAATTTGCCAGCCGATGAATCCTATCACATCAACGATAGCGGCAACCAAATCACCAATATTATCGAATTTAATCGCCCCTTTCATAGGGGCAAGATCATTAGCGACCTGCTGGGCCTGTGCTGCTACATCGTCAACAGCCTGCTGGGAAGGCATCTGCCGACCAGTTGGCTCTACAGTTCCAGCGTTATTGATGATTTCAATAGCAAGCGTACTATCCGCAGGGTTACGGTAATACGCAGTAGATCCTACCGGTATGTTCCCGGCGTCTGCATCAGCCTGCGCCGCCGAAAGTGTGGGAAATTCGCGGATTGTCCCGGTTATAGCCGCGGTACCAGGCTGAGAAGCCTGCAGCACAGCCACGCCATCCTGATTCTCGTAAGTTTTGAATGCCGCCGTTGCTTCCGGCCCCTCAGCTACGCGGAACGACTGACCGTTGGTAGTGGCAGCCAGGCCTGCAATTGTACCGTCCGGATCGCTCGGCGTTTTATAGAACGTGAACTTATTCAGTGCATATTCAGAAGCATCATTCTTGTACTCTTCGGCCTGTGCAGCAGAACCTGCAGCTGCCGTTGCCGATTCGGATGAGGCAACTGCAGAAGCTGAGGAGTTTTGCTCAGATGTTTCCGCCGCAGTCTTCGCTGCTTCTGCCGCTGTCGCAGCATTAATCGCTTCCTGAGTGGTGGCGCTAATATCCTGATAGCCCTGCTGGACCTCGATCAGGTACTGTTTGGCCTCTGCGGCACTCACGGACGCCTCTGCCGCGAACTGTGCCGTTTGCTGTGTGTCGGTAGTCGCCATAATTTTTCCTGTTATTACCACTCGATATGCACAATGCCATCGGCGCCATCGCCAGATGCGTAAGCTATTCCGCTGAAATCAATATCGTAAGCACCACCGCCGCCAGATCCCGCCGCTTTCCCTTTCACACCGCCGGTTGCGCCGCTACGTCCACCACCACCCCAGAACGAAGCCCCGCCAGAACCGGTTAGCATGTTGCTCGCAGCCTGGCCATCCTGACCGGTACCACCCTGAATGTTGATATCGCCACCTGACGCAACACCGCCATCACCACCGGCGCTGTTCACGATGCTGGCCTTGTTGGATTTTTTCCCACCGCGGCCGAAGATGATCCCACCCAAAGAAGAGTCGCCGCCGTCATTGCCGGACACGGCTCCTGATACGGCTGCGCCACCTTTTCCGACGACTACGGATAAGGTCGTTCCCGGAACAACATCCAGCCAGCCTAAAGCTGTACCGCCAGCACCTCCGCCGCCGCCGCTATAGGACTCACTTGAGGATGACGCCTGACAACCGCTTCCTGATCCGCCTGCACCCGTCACGGTGTAACGAATACGCGTCACCCCTGCAGGAACGACGAACGAATATGTCCCGTTGACTGCGTAAGCGATGTTTCCATGTGGCTTTGAAAGGGAGGTTACGTTGGTTCCGTCAGAATGAATTTGGGTGACCGTCCCCGGCTTGCTGACAACGGTAGCGCCCGCAGCCCTGGTGCTGATCTGGACGTAGTAAGCGCTGCCGGTGCAGTTATTTTCAATGGTCCAGTCTTTCACCCATGGCGGAAGATAAAGGACCCGGTTACCAGTTAGCGCGCCGGTGAGAATGAGCCGAGGGTTAGCCGCCTGCAGATCGGTGGCGTTAACGTTCGCCGTCGATATTGAAATACTCGCCGCTCCGCATCCCCATGAAGGCATCCAGCCAGATGCAGTGGCATCGTTTTTTTCCGGTGCGGTGTTATTAGAGTCGATGGTGTTGAGCCATGACACCGAGTAATCGCTGGACGGGATCACCGCGCCTTTCGGGTAGCCGGAAATTGCGGTTCTGAAATCCGCGTTAAAGGGGTACCCCATACCAGCAGCCGACCATTGCAGGCGAGTGTAAACGTCATTGAAAATGCCGTTAAAGTCCTGCCCCTTTGGTGGCTTACCGCCGGCAGAGAGAGCGATGCGGGTCAGGGGCGGGAAACCGGAGTCCATCGCCGCCAGGCCATCAGCCAGCGTTTCAGAGGTGGAATTGACCGGGATCGTGTTTTTGTCTCCGCTCACAGAAAAGACAACCGTCAGACGTGACGGTATGGCTGAATTATTCAATTCAGACCTCCTGAACGATGTTAACTTTTACCCCGGGAGGGGAAGGAAGCGCGCCGGAGCTTTGCACTATGGCCAGCTCCGAATCGGAAAGTTGAAACTCAAAGACGTAGCTCATGACATGGTTGCCATCGTCACGCACGTAAGCTCGCCCACTGGCGCCGAACATGTACATCAGCATGCGATTCATGACCGGCACAGTGCAGTCGCTGATGTTCGCCATCGCTTTGCACATGATCAGCTTGCGGTATGCGTCATTGGTCAGGACGACAGTGTTCGTGTCCTGCACGCCGGTATAGAAAGGAGCCTGGTTAAATGGCTGCGGATCAGTGAGCTCCGCCGGGGTGCTGGTAGCTTCGCCAAACCCCAGAAACTGCTGTGATGGCGTGACGGTCAGCAACCGCTCAACATCAACGATTTTTCCCCAGCACATCAGCCCGTAATCGCCGCATGTCTCGATGTTGAATACGAGGTCATAGAACGTGTCTATCCATTCCTCAGGCGCGACGGAAGCGTTAAAGGTATCAATCAGCGACCGCAGGCTTGTTGAGTTCACATACTGCGCGTAGATCGTCCAGTCGACGTTATTCACTTACCGCCTCCGTTATGATGTTTGTCGCATCGAGAGTCGGCTCCTGATCAATACCCATGGTCAAAGCGCTCGACCAGGTAGTCCCGTCCAGAGAGATCTGGACCGAGAGAACGTTCATGTTCTGTGCATCAAGCGCCTGGATAGGGCCAATAAACCGGCTGCCATAAATTCGCGCGCCGGCACGAGCCCGGGTGCCTCCATCTGCGCCAGTGAAGGCATTCAGGACTACCGTTCTGATCTGCGCGTTGATATCCGAGGGAAGGCCGTCATTCTCCTCGTATTCCACCTTGATATGAACGCTCACCGCATCCAGCGTTTTCCACCTGTAGGTGTACTCCGGATAAGGGGCGTCATAATTTTCGGTATCCTGCACGGTTCCGGTGGTGTCACCGTTCATGACGGTACCGGGGGGAAGCTTTTTATTGATGGCCGCTGCAATGTCAGCGACCGCCCCGCCATAAACCCCGATATAAATCGAGCTGGCCAGAAGCGTGTAATTCGTCGATCCTTTATCGACGGTGGTGGGTTCTTTGTTGTCGATAACATAGACATCAAGCACCCCGTCGACCTCCAGAACGGAAGCCCGCACAGCTGCAGCCGTATTGAAGGCATTACGCGCTACCGACTGACGGCGCCGATACTCAAAGGCAGATCGCCCTTCCACATTTGATCCAGGAACGCCAGCGGTCTCGTTGGCGATACTCGACCAGCCACTTACCGCAACATAGATGTTTGTCAGCGTCCCTATTGGGCAGGCTATCGGCCCGGTAGTCAGGTTCTGGAACTCGATTTTTACCGTCCCGTCTGCGCCTATCGTTCCGGCCGCCAAAGACACGTACATATAGCCGTTATCGTCGGTTGCATAGGACTGTGAGGGAATTACCGTTCCCGGCACGCCGGAGCATGTGGCTGTTACAACCGTGCCCGCCGCAGCAATGCGGTCGAGGAAGTAAATCCTGCCGATGCCATCCTGAAATCTTCCGGAGGAAAAGTCCGGGTTCATGTTGTTGACGATAGCCAGAAGCTGATCGTTCTTATCTGCGATGATTGCAGTATCAGTGACAGCCAGTTGCCCCTGCGGCGTCTTGAGGTTCGTGCTCATCGCCGTCCCAAATGCAGAACCAATATCTGCTATACGCCCGGCAAGAATGTCTCCCTCATCTGGAACATCAAGGCCAGTGGTGGAAAAGGTCACGGCCGGTACCGCCGTAGAGATTGTCGTCATTTTTTCCTCACAGGGTGACGCTGGAATCCAGGCCGTTGGTATCCACGATCGCAATAACGCCGGTAGTGCGGCGCGTATCTCGGTTGTTAATCAGCGTCGGCTCAGCGCGGGCGATATAGCTCATTCGCAACGCTTCAACCTGAAGAGCGGCCGCCATGGCGCCAGTGCTGGCCTTAACGTTCAGCAGCTCTTTGTAATTAACGCCGGTGTCTTTTTCGTAAATGCATTCGCCGCGTATAGCCAGGCATGCCGTCGCTACGTCCTGAGCGCAGGCGTAGGGGTTTTCTACCGTGGCGATATTACCCAGCTCATCAAGGACAAGGTCCCAGGTGTCGGGATCGAGTTTGAGAGAGATTGTTTTCATGGATTTCGCCCATAAAAAAACCCCGCCGAGGCGAGGTTTGTGAATGTGTTTATCGTCAAATTGACAGAAGGTATTTAACCCGCCCGTCGCCCATAACTCTAATTCTCTGTTTCCCCTTACCAAGCATGATCCGCATGGTTTCGACCTCAATTCTTGGCCCGACCATATCGAAGCCCATCTTCTCAAGCGTCTCAATCAGGAACAGTGCAGGTGATTTGGTGTCTTCGCCGTACATCATCGGCGGCGTCAAGATTAAGTCATGCCATACCTTATGCCCCGGATAGCGCTCAAGGTTGCCAACCCGCATCGGGAAATTGTTGCTGTACCACCATTCCATTGTGATGTCCGGGAGGTTCAATTTCGGAGCCGGTAACTCTTCCTGCTTACCGAGGAACTCCCCCTCAAGCGCAACGCGGTGAACATACTCAATGGCATCAGGAATCTGAGTCGCCTCTAAATCCTCAATGCTCTCCACGTTAAAACGCTGATGGATCATGGCGTAAGCTTCCGGGTACATCATATGCCTTTTGCTTACCAGCATGTTAACGGCATCCCGAAGTGGCGTTCTTTCATCGACCGTGGTCTTTTTGCGTGGGTTCTTGACCTCACCTTTAGTCCAGTAGTCATGCAGAACGGTAAAGCATTCCTCTTGGTACTTGATCAGTTTGTCACGGATATCAGCACGCACTTTTTCTGGGTTGATACTGAACAGCCATCCATTGAGTTTTTTCAGTGGGAGACACAAAAGCTTGCGCAACTTGCCGTCGGCAGCAACCATGTTCATATGAACACAGTTGAATTTTTCCAGTTGTTTCATCAGTTTTGTTTGCTGAGTTGACCAACTCATGCCGAGGTTTTCAACGACAGGCTTCATTGCCACATAAGCCATACCTGCCGCCATAGCAGTGATGATTTGCTGCCCATTGAACGGCACGTAAGAGGTGTTAACTGCTTCAAGAATTGCTATACTTGTCATGTCGATAATTCCTCATCCGATTTATTCGATACCGAAGCCCTGACTGTTGCTGCAGTTGGGGCTTCAACTTTTAAGCGACGCATCGCCCTTCTTCTTTCATCTTGTCCATGAACATTCGATAAAGCTCTTCGTTCAAAGACCTGCCATTTTCCGCTGCAACCTGTTTAGCAAGAACTAAAGCTTCTGCCGGCCACCGTAGGTTAAACTGCGGTAATTTTCTTGCGCCTTTCATTCACCCTCCAACCAAGTGAACCACCGTGGTTCACTTGAGAATGTACTATCACCGTTATATGCTGTCAAGAAAAAACATGGTGAATTAATGTCCAGAGATGATCCGCAATTCAAGTTGCGACTTCCTGCTGATTTGAAAGCAAAACTTGATCAGAGGGCCAAGATGAACGGTCGTTCCATCAACGCCGAACTGGTCAAAATAGTGCAAGTAGCATTATCTGAGCCATCGTCAGTATCAGGATACCGCGACGACGCAGAGCGCCTTGCAGACCAGCAGGCAGAGCAGTTTAAAAAGGTTGTGTTTGATACGCTTAAAGACATCTACAGCAAGGAGTCATAGATGGAATGGATCATAGGGATTATCGTGCTGGTATTTCTGGCTAAACTGTTTAAACCGAGTCGTTGCGATGTATGCGGCACAGGGTTTAAACGGAACTACTACACCTGGAAGATCGACGGTAAAAAGCAACACCTCTGCCCGAACTGCAATAGCAAAATGAAAAAAAGAAAAAGTGACATCGGCTTTAAAGACAGATTCGGCTAAGAAGAAGCCCACCCAATGGTGGGCTTTCATTATTTTATGTCTCTAACCTTGCCTTCTAGCCTTTTGCACGCCTGATCGTCAAGCATGCTTTGATAAGGGCCAATGTTATTGCAAGCATCAATAAGAGTTTTCACCGCATATCTAGCATAACTACCGCCATCATCCCGCATCAGCCTGCCACTCCTACCAGAGAGATCACTTGCCCCCTCATCATATGCTTCTGATAAGGCAAGTTGAGAGGCTTTCTCTTTTATAGCTAACCTAATTTCAATGTCACCGTTAAGCTCTTTATTTTTATTAAAAAATTCTTCGAGCGTCTCTGCATGTGAAAGAGTTGTTGTTATTAGCAGAATTGTTAATAGCAAGGGCTTTTTAATCATTATTACGGCTCCAGAGGATTTGTGCGGCTTCCTCCAGATTCTACCCCGCCGTGGTCGTGCCCATCAACGATTGAACCATCAACCAACTGCAATTTCCCGTTCGCGAGTATCTTCAGTCCATTGATGTTAACCACGCCGGGGCTTTTGATGTTTATGCCGCTGCCGGTAAACTCCGCGTACTCAGTAGGCTCTCCGTTCAGGCTAGCGATAGCCGTGATGTAAACGGCATCTGAATACGAGTGCCTGCGCTGAGTTGGTGGAGGGCCTCCGCCTTTAGTTTTTTTCACATTTGTGATGTCTTTATCGCAGGCAATCACCAAGCCAATATCGCCTACTCGGGGCGTCATTTTTACCGAGCTATTTCCAGCCTGATACTGAATGAATGGAACATTGTAAACATCCTGGTTTGCTATGGAACCGCCCGAAGCGTTTGTTCCAGTAACCAGAGGAAAAACGGTAAGGGTCTTGCCATTCACTTTTTTGACTATGACGATATCAGCAAACACACAGCCTTTTATGGCTCCGGCTATAAGCGAAAGAACAGCATTCCCCTGACACGACATGTCACTAGGCTTTTGCTTGGTAAGCATCTCACACTCCAAATACAAATCCTGGATAAGCTACAACGAATGTTTCCCATAGTCCGCCGGGGACCTTGCATGACAAATAGTGAGTGGTTCCATACTGGACTATCCAATCTCCACTTGCGTGAGGGAGAGAGGTTTCCAGTTTTATTTTTCGTGCCAGCTTTATTGATGGTGAATAAATGCAGCGGAAATTTATACCAATATCATAAAAAATAGGGTAGCCAATTAATCCATGCTCTGGAGATATAAATGGAACTACAGAGTCAACAGGGCTTTCCCCGGTGTAGATTGTAACCGTCCCAAAGTCTATATCTGCGATGATATTATGGTCGGCTGCAATTTTCTGAATTTGCTCAATGGCATTTCCCTCATAATAAGGGTTGCTGTGCACTGATTTAACATCAACATTTACGAACTTCAAATCCACCTTAGAGGCCAGTGCGTTTATCATATCGGCGACAGACGCTTCACCTTCAATTGATGTTGGCTCGCATACGACAAGCTTTTCCTTTCCAATAGCCGAGGCCGTTATTTCAATCGGAGCATCAGGCATTTGATTCAGATTAACCCTGGCAGATATTATCGTGCCCATAAACACGCAAACATCTCCAGTAAAAACCCGTATGGCGTTTTGCTGCTCACCGAAGAATTTTTCGGAGTTGGTGGTCAATTTAGCCATATTATCAAGGGATAAGCCCCATAGGCTAAGCTCCATCATCGTCCCGGTAGCTCCCCCATAAGCCGAAACAGAAAGCTCACACTTGAACCCTTCGGCTATGAGCGTGTTACCTTTTTTGCCGTCAAAGGTGCCATTGGCCAGAGTAAACTCAACCGTTAACTCTCTTTCCTTATAGCTCATCGGCCCACCTCATCACTCGACGCATAATACAGCTTAAAGCGCGTCCCTATTTCGTCATAAACCGGATCGGCATCCCCTTTTGTGTCTACAAAAATGAGATCTCCCTTAAATCCAAGATACTTATATCTGACGAGATATATACAGTTAAGGCAGAGGACTCCCTGCATAATTGCAGCGTCATCAACATACAGGTCTATGTAGAATCCAGTTGAGCGCTGATGTAGCTTGATGGCGCAGTTCTGGCCGCCAAGCGAGACATACACCTTTTGAGAAAGTGACGGTGATAAGCTAATTTCCTGCATGTCACATCACCTTATTTTCAAGAAAATCAGCCACCGTGCTTTTGATCTGTTTTGCGACCGCTGTTGATGAGTTACCCCATACTTGCGATACCGATTTGGCCGCCGAATTGACACCTGAAACTATGGCACTGCCGGTAAGATCAATAGCGCTTGATAGCGATGAATTTCCGCTTGTCCATGCGTTTTTTGCGTCAGTAAGTGTTACTTCTTTAGTTGAAGCAGTGATCACCTCTGTTTTTGCAGCGCCCTTGTTGTTTGTTTTGTCGTTATTTGTCGGTGCCTTACCGGAAACCCCATTAGCGATAATTACTTCACCGCTATCCATGATCTCCTCGAAAGTGCAGTTCGCCATCAACAACGTCTGCCCACGATACGACCCCACAAAGTAATCAAAGTGGGTCAGATCGTAGCTGTAATACACCGTATCAGGTGTCTCGATGTTGTAGGTGCTAGCCGTGTTTTTCATCTCATCAAGCTTTTTGATGAAATTACTTCGGCTAAGAAGAGAGAAGTTTGTCAGATTTGGAAGCGCTCCTGTATATGCGGTCCATCCTTCAAGCGCCAGGATCACCCTTAACTCCGATGGCTGCCGGACCTTGTTGTACGAAGTATACTGCCCATTTTCAACCGGCCCCTTCGTCACGTTAGCATCACCGTAGCGATCAACACTAACCCAGCCGGACGGGGAGAAAACCTCTTGCCCGGCTGCAGCCGTCAAAAGCGACTCGTCAACGGTGTTATAGGTGATCCGGTAAGTTGGCGACAGGGCGCTGTTAAGGACGGATAACAGGCTTCCTCCCTGAATGGCGGATAGCACTGTCGAGACATTCAGAGAAAACGACATGAGTTATTGTCCTGAGTAACCAGCCAAAAGCATGACACGGTTGTCGCCGTGCTTTTTGATGTCGCTGGTAAGCTGTTCCACGTTCTGGGCCTGGGTGGTGATTTTGGTGCCATAAAACTGATAAGTCGCACCGGACTGCCCTGGCATCGCACGGTCTACGGCCATCCCGGCGCCAGGGCGCATTCCGGCCATGACTTTAGGGACGTAATTGCGAGTTTCCGATGGCAGGTTATCCATGCCTTTCTTCTGGACGTTTCCAAGCCCCCAGTTATAGGAAGCAAGGGTCTTTTCCAGATCCCCGCCTGTGGCATCCATTAACCATCTGAGATATTTAGCGGCGGCCTCTGCAGACTTGTGGGGATCGTAAACATCACGACCTTTGAGCCCCATATCCTTTGCCGTGCCAGGCATGAACTGGAATAAGCCTTTAGCTCCAGCCTTCGATTCCGCAAAAGGGTCGCCACCTGATTCAGTGGCAGCTACCGAAGACAGCAGGCCGGCAGGAAGGCCATATTTTCCCTCCAGTGCACCGAACTCGCCAGCCATGGCCTGAAGAAAAGCCTTTCCTTTAGCGCCCAGACGAGCGGCTTGCGCGTTAAGAGGGACGTTTGGCTGGTATCCGCCAACAATATTTGGCTGCATAGAGGCTGCCCCAGCCGGAGAAATTAATGCATTCACAGCCTGTGAAAGAAGATTTTTAGTTGATTCCCAAAACGAGCGCTCATCCTGATCTTTCTTTCTCTGCTCCGGTGACACCGCTTGCATGTTTTGCTGGTTGTTATACCAACCACCTGCATCCCAGCGCTGTTTTATTGACTCCCAAAGAGAATCAGTATGGTCGGCTTTAGTGGCAGCATTAGATATATTCTGATAAGCCCCCACACCCACAGCACTGGCAGCGATAAACCACGCAGGAGGTGTAAGGGCGAACAATCCAGTAAAAGCCTTTGTAATCCCCATCACCCATGTAGCAACCTTTAAGCCGATAAGTAGCTTGATCGCGTTTTCCCAACCACCAACAGATCTCGCTGCGTTATCTGCCGCCTTAGCTCCGCTCTCAATAGCACCAAAGAAGGACTCGACTTTTTGTCTCATCTCATCTGGATGTGATTTCATCCAGTTTGATAACTGAAGAAGAACGCCATTAAACTCACGCACATACGGAATAAGGAACGTGTAAAATTGGTTTTTAGTGGTTTCGAGGTTCTGATTGAGAAGCACCCATGCTTCTGTAAACTCTTTCGCCCCCTTAACAGAGGCGTCAGTTATCCCCGAGCTTTTTGTTAAGCGGTCAACGTCCGGAAGAAATCTTCCCTCCTGGTTTCGCTGAATGGTCGCATCATCGAACCCGCCCATAGCACCAATCTGGCGCCTAATGTTTGGGTCTTTGACTTTCCTGAGTGACTCTAGGTAAGACCTTGCAAGTGACTTAGCATCCTTTGAATAGACGTCAAAAGTATCACCAGTTAACGCCGTAAGCATCCGCATGCCGCTAAAAATCGGGCTACTGGTATCCCCAAATAGAGAGCCTTGCTTTGCAGCCTGAAAACCCTGCAAGGCGGCCGTAATCCTCTCAAAAGAGCTTCCGGCTGACTCGGCAGCTTTTCCGAAACCATCAAGTTCTCTGGCTGTCATGCCAAGAGCCTTTGACTGAATTGAAAGGTCCATCAGGCTGGAAGTGGTATTTTTAACAAGGCTCATCAGTCCGCCAGCGGTGACAGTCACGCCGGTCAGCGCCAGCAACTCCGTCTTTATGCTGCTGAAGAACGAAGCGGCTTTCTTGCCCTGCTCTGCCATTTCTTTGGCGGTGTTTTTGGCATCTTCGCGCTGCTTTTTCAGGTCGTCACTGACTTCCTGCTGGCCTTTGCGGAACTGAGAAGTATCAAGGCCCAGCGTTACCAGGAGGGCATCAATTACCGTTGCTGCCATGATCATTCTCCGCTGCTATGGCTCTGTTGGTGTTATCCACGGTCATTATTTCAATCAGCCACCACATATCCTGGACGCTGTATACCGTGTCCAGTTCGTGGAGTGTCGCCATTTTCCCGGAGATCACCGCGGCGATACTGCGCGGCACGTTCTCGTACTGAATGAAGCCACGATCTGAGTCTTCCGGGACGGATAAGGGGATTTCTAACTTGCGGTGGCTGCTACAAAAGCGATATGGAGTTTGAAGGCTTCGATTTTCAGGCGTGACCAGGTGCTGATTTCTTCGATCTGCCCTTCGTCAACAAGCGCCGTTTCGATACCACTGCCGCCGATGAATTTCACACAGCCAAGCAACTCATCAAGCAGAGGCTTCGACTGTTCGAACGGGACTTTAGCCAGTGAAGTGATACCCCAATGAGCGAGGCCAGCCATACCGCTGGACATCACGCTTTCGTACAGCTCGCGTGCTTCTGCATTATCCTCGGCCGGGGCCGGAGCAACCGCGGCACCGATGGCCGCCATCATATTGTCGGGAACGGTAACCCCGGCGCCAATGACGGCGCACGCCAGGCGGATCGCCCACTCTTCGGCCTTTCTCGCCGGCATTTCAGTGATTTTGAACTGCTTACCCTTGTCACGGTTATCTGCCTCAACCGTAAATACGATGCTTTTACGAGCCATTTTTGTTTCCTGAATGAGTTATCTGGCAATAAAAAAGCCCGGGCTTAGCCGGGCTGATTGTTTACGCTGAGTACTCTGCCGGGGTGACAGTTTCCCACTGGATGAGTCCATTCACCGGCTGAAGAACGCGGCCAGCAGACGGCATACGGCGCGCGCGCTGCAGGATACCGTTGGTCATGATGTACTTTTTGCCCAGCGACGGCTGGATCACCGTACCATTGACACGCAGCACAGACCGCGTGGCTATCTGCGTGTTTTGCCAGTTGTCGATGTACTTAATCGACGGGGAGGATGCCGCCAGATGGAAAGTCCACGACAGATCACCATAAACAAAGCCGCCCAGCAGTTTCCCATCAGCAGTACGCTGGTACTCTGCCATGTCGGTATCACCCATTTCGAAGATGTTCTGCGCTTCGAACTGCTCCAGGTTAAATCCTGACGGGTAGAGCTCAGCGATTACCAGCTCAATGATGGTGTCTGCCGCCGTAATATTTTGACCGGGCATTATTGCACCTCCGTGCTGTTAACGGTGATACCCTGGATGATCCCGCCGTCGGTGTACCAGAAGTAAACCGTTGGCTTGGTGCGCGAGGCGCGCATTGCCGGGGTGAACGGGCCAATGTAGACGTAATACCCTTCAGCCAGAAGAGAATCCGTAACGTCGACGCCAGTGATAGCGTTAATCTGGTCGATCTGCGACTGGTCAAGGTCAGTGCCCGCCGTCATGCCACCCCACGCCCTGAATTGCTCAATGGTCGGCTTCATGCACGATTCAATTCGAGCTTTTCCGGCTGCAGCATATGGCAGATTACTCGCCTGCTGGAACAGCGCAACGAGAGCTGCCTGAAGCTGAGCATTTACCCATACCTGACCCGCCCAGGCGTCAAGCCATGCGTAATCACCGGTAATAAAGCCGGGCGCCCACTGATTGGTTTCGACGGCATTCGAGGCATAGTTGCCATAGAAGTTATAGCCGTTGGCCTTGGCAGCCTCGTAATCAGTATCGTTACTGATCATCGGCAACAGGCCGGACACCTGACGGCCATTCAGCGAACAGCGCCCATTGGCCTGCGTGAAGTTCAGCGCGGCCACAAACCCCATCGCGTTTGCAGCGTGGTTCGGGTAGCCATACACCGGGCAGGTATCGTTGTAGGCGTAGGTGTTGATGATGTCATACACCAGTGCATTCGAGCTGCCCGCCACGATTGCCGTTCCTGATGCGTCCCATGGGACATAGGCAAAGCGGTGATTCTGGCTGTTTACCCAGAGCGCAAACGCATTAGCCTGGTCTTTGGTTACAGCGAACGTCGTGGAGAATGTTACCCAGTCCTGCTCTTTGGCAAGAATGGCAGTAAAGATATCGTCAACCACTGCCGGCGCAGCGCCCTGGGAAATTACCGCGCCAGTCGACTCGGTAAGCTTGAGGCCAGCGGCCAGTGTGCCGTCATCGGCGAAGGTGATCGAACTCTCTGATCCGGTAGTGGCAGAGGTGATGATGAATTTCTTCAGCACGCTATCCCAGGTCACCACAACCGAGGAGCCAATGCCAGTTTCAATCAGCTCTGCCGCATTATCAAAACTGGTCGCGCCGCTGAGGTTGATAGCCGCCGAAGTCTCCTCCGTACCGTCGACGGTCAGAGTCAGCGTGCCGCTCAGCAACTTGAGCTGTGCCAGCGTGGTCGCGGCATGCGATCCGGAACGAAGGAATGCAGCCACTGCCGCAGTATTGAATCGGCTAAAATACAGCTTGCCGGGCATCTGCGTTTTGCCGTTGAAGGCGGCGAAATACAGCACCGCGGCGGTGTACTCAATCGACGCGCTGCCGAAGTACGCCTTTACCTCATCCGCACTGGCAAATGAGGGTACTGCACCAACCGGCGCGTATGCGCTGTCGGTCAGGAACAGGCCATTGAGATCAATAGCCGTCCCTGTCGCCTTCAGTACGCCGGGAAGCATCTGGGCGATTTTTGATAGCGAAATTGCCATTTATTATTTCTCCGGAGGAAATCTCACGTCGACCGGCTGCGATATCACATCTGCGCCTGTCATAAACTGCTGAGGAACGCTGACGACAATCAGCGGGTTTGCGTGGAATTCAAGCGTCCAGCGGGATTCCCACTGTTTCTCGCCGTTAATCATCGAGGTTTGCCGCGGGGGGCCGGAATAAAGCGGCACCAGGACATTCGCATTTTCCCTGAACCAGGTGCATGCGAATTCAGAGCGTGCGATGCGCGAAAAGATGGTGGCATTGTTTTGCGCCTGATCCCCGTAGAAATCGAGCTGACATTGCCATTCATCAACGCGGCGAAGTTCTGCCCGCCCGTAATCACTGACGCCGTCATACTCGTAATCGACAGCACTGGTTGAGAGGTCATTCAGGAAAAGCGGCGTCATGGTAATGAAACCGCCTTTCGGCATTGGGGTTTGGTTCTGCTGTGTCTGCGTGACTTCTGCGTCCGGGAAAAGAGCTGAAAGGAAATCGCCGGTCGCCTTAAACAGATCGCTTTCAGTGACCTGCAGGCCTACGTCAATTGTTGACATGCGATAACCCTCGTCCAGTCCGGCCAGACTTCAGGAACAGCCACAACCAGCCATGTTTCATTGCCGATAACGAACTTATCCCCACCCTGCTGCCGATCCCTGTTAATCCCGCACCAGTTGCCATCCGTCCAGATGCTGACCAGTACACCCTGGATATTCATGTTATCCATGTGCCTGATATCTTCCTGACTTAACGCCTGCTTCTGCACCATCATCGTCACTGGCGGATCGAAACCAGGCGAGGTCGAATAATCTGGGTTTTTGACGGGCCCGGATGAGCGATAAATTTGCGCTTCGACGCGAGGATTGACCGCGCTAATGGCGCTGCGCACTATGGAATGCAGATTCACTCTTTCACCTCGTAGTCGACCGAGTTCAGCATGTGAGCGGAGTCGATTAACGGGTCATTAAACCCTTTTTTGTCGACCGTGCTTTTTGCGTTCGGCGGTTCAGAAAAGGCGATGATTGACGACTGAATCTGCCCCTTAATCCGCTCCCCCATCAGAGCCAGGCTTTTTCTGGCGTCAAAATCGTTGGCCTTCATGAGTTTCCCAAGTTCCCCGCCCCACTCCGGCCCATGTTCGGAAATGGTCTTCCTGAAGTACGGTCGGGATGGGATCGTTACGATATGCTCGGGTATCATTACTGACTGCGCGAAATTGGCCTTTGATGGCTTTGCGAAGCGCGAAACGCCGTCGCGGCGAACGTAAAAGTTCAAATCCCTGGTATGCGCCGGGATTTTTACCGTACCGCCGAATTCGTTGGTGGCCGCCACAAGCGCTACCGGCGTCCCGTCGGGGTACTTAGCCCCCTCAAGGAAACCCACCTTTAAATCATCGCCAGAGGACAGCCCCTTTGCGATCGACTGCAGGTGCTCCATCAGCTTGTCGCCGCCTGACATTCCATCCATAGCTACCTCCGGATGAATGAACGGCGGTTGTAATGCCCAGGGTACATGGAAGGGGATGACCCAGGGACATAAAACCCGGTTCTGTAAGGCTTAGTAGCCTCCCAGTAAGCTGAACCGTAAGTGGTCTGCTTATACCACCAGGAGCTTTCGCTTGAGGGTCCTGCGTCAGCTGATACTGACACTGAACCTTCGGATGCACTCGCAACCCGGCCAACCAGACCAGAAGCCTTTTCGCCGTTTACGCCTGAATTCAGCGCAGCAATGTGCGCAACCAGCATATTCAGGAAAAGAGCCCGGATAGAGATATCTTTTACCGGGCTGCTGTCCGTGTTATTCAGGTAAATCGTTGCCTCCGTGAAGTACGCATTAAGCAGCGTTTCACTTACGGCATCGAACTCCGGATAACGCTCACGAAATGCGGCAACATCAAAGACAACGATCGCCATTATTTTTTGTCCGCCTTCTCAACGCCCGGGGCTGGGTTGTTCTGATCCAGACCTTCCAGACCGGTTTTCTCCGAAGCGTTTTCATTCGCTTTCGCCTGAGCGCTGCTGGTTTTCGCCTGGGCAAACACCAGCTCTTTGCGAACGTATGGCTGATCAGCATGTACTGCCAGCCACGCCTCAAAGGCTTCCTTGTCTACGTTTTCGGTCAGGCCGTAGCCGCCGACAACGATAGAGGAGTTGGAGCCGTTAAGCTCCACTTTGTACGCGCCCTGCTCCAGGATCAGGCCGTTCGGCAGTTTGCATCCTACAGTTACTGTTTCGGCCATGTTACACCCCGATCATGCTGGCAATGCCCAGCGGTTGACGAATGATTGCACCCCAGGTGCCACCAGATTTTTTCTGACGCCAGGAAGACTCTTCAACCACGACAGCGTGGGCGCGCATCTTCTCGGTGAATGCTGCGTAAGCGGTGTCCTGCTCACCCAGACGCTCAACAATCAGCTGCACAAGCTCGCCCGCGTCGGTGCTGTATTCAACAGCGGTTTCGATACGCAGGTTCGGGAAGTTTTTCTTCAGCTGATCAGTGACGTTCACGTTGTACTGGTTCGTCTTGGTCAGGTTCACTTCCATTTCCGGAGACATGCCGAGCACCATGCGATCGGTGCGCTCTACCAGGCCTTTGGTCTGAGAGACCAGTTGCTTATAGAGACGACCAGAGATGTCGTCATATACGGCTTGCCCGTCTTTCGATGCCCAGGTAACGCCACCGCCGGAACCAGTCGCCGCCGGAGTTACCGGCGCGCTCAGAGACGGATCGTTGAGCAGGCCGTAGTTTTCCAGCCCGTCTATGCCGTAGAAATAGCTCTTGTTCTGGAACTTGTTCAGCACAAGCGCAGAGGCCACATTGAGCTCGGCGGCATAGCCGATACGACCGGCGCCGTACATGTCCAGCTCGCGCTCACCCCAGCGGGTGTGCGTCTGATAATGGAACGACTGGCGCGGCACCCAGTTGACGTTGGCGGACGTCATGCCGTTGTTGTTGAAGTCACCGTAAGCACTGGTTTCACCAGTCGACTCGACGATCGGGAACTGTGAGGTCAGCGTGGTCCAGTCGCCTTTTTTCACTTCACCGATAATCTCTGCGGCCTTCATCGGCGTAACGAGAACGCGGATAAGTTCCGGATCGACATAGTTCGTGAAGTAGGCCGGGATACCGGCGTTATTCGCAGTAACCATTTGCGGCTGGGCGTCCATCGCCAGCGCGTAATTCTCCGCAAACTCCGGCTTCAGGTAGTCCTTCGCGCCAGGCAGCACAATGCCATATTTCCCGCTGGCTGCGGCGTAGTGTCGCTGAAATTCGTTCATTACTTGCTCCAGGTGCTGATTTTGACCAGCTCGCCAGCGTCACAATCGCTTGCGGCATAGAATGCGGTCTCGATATAACCGGCCACGGTTGCGCCGGCCGCTGCGATTTGCACCTCACCGGTAGTCAGGGATGCAAAAACCTTCTGCCCGCGGGTGGCAGCGGTTGACGTTTTGGCCCAGAAGTCACCGGCAACCATCAGGGTGATTTCGCGGCCCGGCTGGATAAGCATGGATGCCTGACCCAGCCAGATGGTGATCGACGCCTGCCCATCACGATGGACAAAGCCAGACGGAACACCGCTACCGGCATTGGAAGCCACGCCGTCGACGTCCCAGGCAAAGCGGCCGACAGTCAGGCCGTCCTCACCAGCAACCAGAGCACCCTCGCCAGCCTGATAGGTCGCGTGAGGGTTAGTGCCAGCAAAGGCCCCTTCGACACCGGGGGCCGGATACTGGTTAATTCGTGTCTGAAAACCTGCCATGTTAACCTCGTTTCAGTTTGCCAGCGGTCGGGAATGCTTTTTCGAACTCACTGACGGAAGCGGAATCCTGCGCAATGACAGGGCGTGAATTTTCTTTCTGGCTGATCGCCATTTTGACCATCGCCGGATAAGCGGACGGGTGAACGCCTGCGATATCCACGCCGCTTTGCTCAAGCGCGGTGCGATAGACATCTTCAGCAGAGTCCATGGCAACGACGTCGCCGATCAGCGGGCGAACAATCTGTTCGGCTTCGCGAACCTTGCGGAAGTTTTCCGCTGCCTTTTTGGTCGCGCTGTCGGCCGCCAGACGAATCGCAGAGTCCATCGCCGTTTTGGAGACTTTGTCGTCTTCTTCATCGTCTTCGTCATCGGCGGCTTTCTTCTTGTCCTTGTCGTCTTCGTCGTCCTCATCGTCCGCCGTTTTTTTCTTATCCTTCTCGTCGTCTTCGTCGTCGGCGGGTTTGTTTTCTTTTTCGTCTTCCTTTTCGGCCTCATCAAGAGCCAGAAGAGCTTTGCGGACTTCTGCCTCCAGATCAGCATCCTGCGCCAGAAGTGGCTTAAGGGTGGCGCGGATCGCCGCTACCTTATGTTTACGCATGTGATTAAGCTCCGGTGGTAATGAATCTGCGACCAGTACATCTGGCCCTGCGCGGCCGTCAGGGACCAACGCTTCGTGGTTTCCGAAAATGTCACGCATAACGCCGTCATAAGGCTCGCCGTCAGGAGTAACACCCGGGGTCATGTCTGCGACGTACTTGTACGATGCAGATAGCTCTCGCTGCTCTCCGCTCTCAATTCCAGCAATCGCGCTGTTATCCCAGATCGACATGCCAACCGTGAGATACGTGCCGTCAAACTCCGCATTGGAATGCGTCACGCCAACACGAAATTCATTGGGCGGGTCGGTGGGAAAGTCGGGGATGTGCTTGCTGAGCACGGGGATGTTATTGAAGGTTTTGGCTGCTTTCCGGAGCTCGTCCGGGTGGCGCCAAAGCCGGTAAAGTTTGTCAGGTTCGAGCCCAAGCTCTTCGCTTCTTGGTATCTCGCGCCCATAGTAGGCGTTGACGTTTGCCTTGCTGATATTCGTTCGTGAAATCTGAAGGCGGCCATTTGCGTCGATGGTGCGCACAGAGGCGCGATCGAAAGCTAAGCACTCTGTAGGCTTCATTGATCAATCCTGTTTTGAAAGCCCTGGAATGACAGCCTCCCAGGTGCAACGACAATTTGGTAATTCGCCGGGCATGATGTACTCGCCATCAATGAGCATCCCTTTCGAGAGGTCAAACAGCTGGCCATTAGCTTTCACATGGGACTGGCGAGGCTTTTTGCCTGCGTGGGAGTGCTTCCAGATGCCTTGCGTAATGCCAAGCGCCTGCTGCCGTGCCGACTGAACGACTGAGGTAGCCTTGTTGTTCTGATCTCGGGCTATGAACGCCGCCCGGCGCCGGGTAATCCCGTATCGCTTCTGGAGTTCATCTGTGAGATAGGACAGGTCGCGCCCACGCGCTACCGACCGCATAACCAGACCTTCCACCTCAGTGAAATACTTCTCCGGGATGGATCGGATAAGGCCGACATTTTCGGCGATGGTCGCCTGAAGCGCGTTATTCATCTGCGAGGTCATTTTGAACTCGACGGTAAATCCCGCGTCTTTAAAGGCCGTGGCCAGCGATACATCTGCGTTCTTTACGGCATCGTTAGCGAACCTGTCAGCCAGCTTTTGTGCCATGTCATCAAAACGCCGCGTCCAGCGCTTAGCCAACTTCTTCATGGCATTCCGCATCATCACTGCAGGTGACGCATCCATGGCAACAGCCGCACCACTGGCCCGGTAGTTTGCCGAGAGCCAGTAGACGACGGACACCTGCATTTCCTGCACCTGCTTATCAAGCTGGCGGCGGTACCATGCTTCTACGCCAGCGTTAGGATGAACCGCCCTTATCGTCAGGGTCTGCTTCTTCCTCTTCGTCGTAGTCGTCTTCGATTTCGAGGTCATCATTCAGGTCCAGAGAGTGATAAGGAGAGTCAGGGTCACCGGCAATTTTTTCGCGGACTTCGTTGCCTGAAAGTACGCTGGCAGCCACATAGACAGCGTCAGTGTCCGCGTCTACTTTGCGGATTTCCGCCCGCTCTTTAGCGCTCATCTCGTACAGCGGCTCAAAGTCGAAGGTGATCCCGTCGTCAATGTCGCCAAACTCAGAGAGCTGAATGATGTCCATCACACGCTTCAGATTGTCCTTGAAAACAGACTGCTGCAGGGCGTGAATGTAATCGTAGAAAACGCGGATTTCGCCGTCAGACGTTGCGTTAAGGCCATTTGGAGTGATGCCCAGCAGCTTGACGAGCGGGATGCTCGATACTGCTGACATGTGCTCCTGAGATTGGGCCTGAAGGGCATCAAGGCCGGCGATAGGGGCGCTGACAAACTCCACGGTCTCCGGCTTTTCCTTATCATTATTGACAGCGAACGCCCCGCGGTTATCACGACACTGATTCATAACCTGCAGGCGGGCAATCAGCGTATCTGCTGCGCCACCTGTCAGGATCTGGCTCATATCCGTACCGAAAACCGGTATCGAGTAGGAGTGAATCATGTCGCTGACGCTGTCGCGGGTGCGTAGCCAGTTATTCACGTAAGGCTCGGCGATCTGCGAGAGAGACAGGCCGCGAAAGTTATACGATGCCTTCAGCAGGTCAGGCACCTGCCGCGAGACGAAATCAATCATCCGGCTTGCATGTACGGTCCGGCCCATAACAAACCACTGCGTCGGCTTGTAGAAATCCGGGCTCAGCGGGTTGTCGGAGTTATAAATCCCAGGGTAGGTCCAGATAGGCTCAATTACCCGGAAACCCTGGAGGCTGCCTTTCGTGATCTTCTTGTCGCTCATGAAGAGCTTCGATTGCAGCTCATTGTCGTCCATCCATGCGGAGATTCCCCGCGGCGAACGAACGTCGATGTAAATCTGGCCGCCGCCGAAGTAGCCATCATGCTCTGCGGCCTCTTTAAAGCGCTCGCGCACCTTAAACCGCTTCATGGCCTCTTCGAGTTTCTTTACCCGATCCGCTTTGTCTTCATCGCCGACGGTTTTGAGCTTTATCCATTTGCGGGTCATTTCTTCCGCAATGGTGCCCACCATCTTGCGATATTCAGGTTTCTGCGCCAGCGTGGCCAGGTACGGATAGCCGGGGAAACTCTCGAAGTCGCCGTAGCCGTAACCGCCATACGCAGCATTGAGGTCATCGTAAGGCGTGGAGTCCATTGCCAGAATGGCGCTTTTGATAGCCTCTGGGATCACGCCTTTCGGTGGTTCGTAGCGCTTAAACTCTCTTCTCGGCGCTGCGCGGACATCGGCCACAGCTTCCGGCCTGATCCCGACTTTCGGCGCTTCAGGTTCTTTAGCCGGCTCAGGCGCGGCGACTTCTTTCTTTTTAAACCACCACACTTAAATTCTCCTGAGTTGATTCGGGTCGATAACCATCGGCTGCGGGCCGGAAATCAGGTTGTCGTCGATTGCGTCCATCCAGGTATCGAGGATGTCGTCGTTGTCGTGACTGTCATCAGCGGAGAAAGCGGCGCATTCCGTCATCGCCGTCAGCACCCAGTCGGTTGAGCCTGCGATCGTGCCGTCTTCGTAGAAGATGCTGGATAGCTTCTGGCCGTCGTCGGTGTGCGTTGCGGGGACAAAGACTTTCCCGGTTTTGATTTGCGGAATAACGTTCAGGCAGCGAACAAGCTTGTTCTGCCCGGTTCCGCGGGGAATTTCCCTTACCGGGATAGCGAGCTGCCCGGGCGTCTGGCTGCGCTTTTTCAGGGTGGTGATGAGGCCCTGCCCGGCCTGCTTCTCTTCAATGGCCATATGACGCAGCGGCATAACCCGCATGGAGCCAGACAGGCGCCATTTCTCCCAAACCTCTTCCGCTTTCTTCAGGAGGTCCTCCGGGTCCCATCGACCGCGAACGACATCGATGATGTAAAGGTTCCCGTCCACGCCCATGCCAGCCAGTGTAAACACGGTGTAATCCAGCCAGTCCTCTACCTTTCCGCTGTTCGTATCGACGTACACAGCACGATGCGTAAGCTTCGGCAGCGTGGTGTACGTTCTGAACCAGCTGGTATCGATGATCCCTCCAGTCAGCGCCATCGGGTTTTGCTGGTATTGCGACAGAAAGGTATAGCGATCCTTTTCCCACAGCTGCAGGAGGTCATTGACGTCTTCCATCTGCGGCCAGTAAGACCAGTAGCGAACGCCACCCACGACCACAGAATCAGTATCTTTGACCGTCTCCCAGCATAGAGAACGCCATGGCTCATCGAGCGACTGAATGTACTTCTCGTCGATCATGGCCGGTATGGCGACATGGTGAAAAGGCACGCCCATTCCGCCGGCAAGCATGAATCCCGTTGCGTCGTCGGTGTGCAGGCGCTGCTGGATGCTTACAAATGGCGTCGGATGTTCTTTCGACTTATCGCCGCGGCGTGAGCGAATGGTGTTTACCAGCAGCGTATTCGCGCTTTTACGCCGGGACTCGCTGAGCATGTCCACGGGCTTGTTGTAGTCGTCCAGCATCACCATGCCGGAAAACTCAGGGCCGTAGTATCCACCACGACCACCGGTGATCTGCCCGTTGCTTGAGCGCGATACTGTCTGCCCTATTGAACGCCCTCGCTCGTCCTTTATCTCCCACTCTTCAGCCTGGTTGACACCAAACGAGCAGGGCCAGAACTCCTGATATTCGCGGCTGGCGATAATGTCGCGGGTGCGCCGGCTGTTACGCTTTACCAGCGTGTCAGCAAAAGAGATATTCAGGTTGCGAAAGCGTTTAAGCCGCTTCTCCTGCACCAGGGCGTTGACATACGCCGGGAAGTGGATGGAGAAGAACTCTGTTTTCGTACCGCCTGGCGGGATGTTGATGATGAGGTTTCGCGGGACAAGTCGCCCGGCAAGCAGATCATCAATTTTCGAAGCCATCAGGCGGTGATGCCAGTTGACCAGCAGCCGATCGCCCTGAATGAGCTCGAACCATATCCGGGTGAAGTTCAGGAATGACTTCGTGGACTTTGAACGGATGATCACGCGCTCCGGGAATGACAGGTCATCCCATTCGATAATTCCGCTCATATCAGTCCAGCCCTTCTAACCTTCCCTCCAGCTTCTGCTGGGCCTTCGCATAGTCTTCAGCGGTGTACGTCACCTGATTCAGCGGGCCGCCGTCTTTACCGGTCAGCTCGACCTTTTGCTTGTTGCTGTAGGCGTCGCCAACCTCTTTTGCCGCCTGCTCCAGTAACTGAGCTGTCATGCCGAGGTTTTTCATACCTTCGGCAGTCGTCGACATTCGTTGCAGGACGCGCAGGCGGTAGGCTTTGTTGGCGATCGGAATGTCGGAAATTTCGTTGAGGAAGCGGTCACGGGTGCGGTTGAAAAGGTCGACCCATTTCTGCGCCAGGCCCTTGCCTGCCACTTTTGTCGGGTCATGTGATGCCACTTGCTGGCGCGTCACCTGAACCTTGAATTCTTTTTGTACGGACTCGACGATTTGGGATGGCGTATCAAAGCAAGCGAGCTCCTGAACGATAAAGGCTCTCACTTCTGGTTTTAGTGCAGCCATAAACCACCGTCCGTATAAAGCAGTATAAAATCACGCCAGCCTCAGCATGCACGTCCCGCACGCTCTGGCAACATCGATATGAGCAACCTCCGCCGGCCTGTTCGCCGCATCCACCATTTCCTGTACGTCTTTGCTGGCGCCGTAACGCCGGACCACTCCAACGAATTCCTCAACGTCATGTCCGCGAAGTTTGAGTACCGGCATTCCGGTCTCTTTGTTGAACTTCGGCGCGCCATAGTCGTCGGTAGCCTGGGCGATGTGGTAAAGCTCATGCTCTACCAGTGCGCAGAACTCCAGATCGTTGCATTGCTCACAGTAGTCAGCAGCCAGGGTGATGATGAACTTCGGTATGCGACCGAACCATTCATGCATCTGCTGTTCCATTCTGGCCTTCTGCCAGCCGCCGGCGCGCATCATTACCTGCTCACACTGGCCCAGTACAATGCGTCCACTTTTGGCGAATGAGCCAGAGGCCCACATGAACGCGACATCAGCGTCGAGCAGGTGCGTATGGTCAGGGTTATGGATTCGGCCCTCTTCGGAGAGGATGTTCTGATTTACCCATTCGCCGATTTCGGTAGCAGGGATAAGTCGGGTATACGGCAGCCAGTTTTCGCCAGTGAAATTGACGGGGGGATATGGCCTAATCACTGTGGTATCAGCCATATTAGCCTCCAATAAAACGCTAAACTATAACCAGTATCTCAGGCATCGTTTTTGCGTGGTGTATACTATCTTGACCGCACTTTATTAAATCACGCCCTAGATAACCGCACAGCAGGAGGCTTTAAATGACTGATGAATATAAAAAGAAAATTGGGATTCCAGACAACCATACTCTCGAGGAAGTATCTTCCACCTGGAAGGGGCCACGAAGAGGTCAAGATACTGATGAATATCTTCTACGTGAGCTAGACGAAAATGGAGAAGTAGTTGCTCACTATGAAGTATATGACTCAACTTCAACTTACCCGCCGTTTGGTCGTTCGATTACATACAAAAAAGTCTAAGCATCATCTTAGATGATTAGAGCCTCATGACCGCTTCCTTTAAGCTATTAGTGAGGCTATAAAACTAAAGCCCCCTTTTCATCTCCGCCTGTCTGATATCAGCCTTATCCCTGTTGCACTGGCCCAGCGCTGATAGCAGGCTGACGTTTAAATCCAGGCTCTGGCCCCACGTCAGGTTGTCAGGAATTTCCGGTTGCGGGGTGTCAGCCGTCAGGCTGGCCGGTAACGGGACCACCGGCACTTTGACGTAGACCGTTCGCGAATTGTTGCAGCCGCTTAACTGCGCCAGCAGGCACAGGGCGATTAGTGCAATCATCATTCGCAACAGCAACCCGGATATCAGCCGAGGCTCCCGATGCGTCCAGTGCGATCTGCTCTTTTGCATTTTTGTTAGCCTCAACGATGGTGTTGAAGATGGTCATGGTGGTCAGAACGTTGGAGGTGATGGCCTGAGCGGTATTTACCTGCTGTTCAGCGGTTTCAGCTCTGGTTTCCTGCTGATTGGCTGCGTTGTGGTAATGCATTGCCAGCCACCCAAGGCAAACCACCAGGCAAATCACAACGGCGCCGATAATGGCGGTTAACCGGCTCATTTTTGACTCCAGAGACATACTTCGCGCTCAATCTCGCGGCGGGTTACCAGGCCTTTCCACTGCTTGCCTTTTGCGTAGGTCCAGCGGCGCAACTGGTCGCATGCACCTTTCTGGTCTCCCTGGTTGATTTTGCGCAGCAGCGTGGAGGTCTGGAAATTGCCAGCGCCGACGTTATAGGCGAACGAGTACAGAGCCCCGCGCATTGTCTCGGGGATCGGCTTCTGGATGTATGGGTTAATCTGGCGGGCGACGGTGTTCAGGTCTTTACTGAGCAGCGCACGGCATTCCGCCTCGGTGTACTTCTTGCCGAGCATGATGTCTTTGCCAGTGTGGCCATAGCAGACAGTCCAGACGCCTACCACATCCTGATAGGGGTCGTATCGCACACCTTCAAGACCATCGTTACCGGTCGGGCCGGTGATAAGCGCTGAAGCAATGGCTATGGCGCCACCGCCGACGGCAGCGATAACGCTATTCCTCAGTTTTGGTGTCATAGCCATTGAGCCGATCCTCGCGTTCTTTCCGCCGGTAGTACCAGTTCACCCCACAGGTAGTAATGGTGCAGGCGATACCGACAATAATTGCCCAGTCACTCAGGGTCATCCCCGCTATTTTGTCGGCCAAAATCCATACCTCTGCCTTAACTGCCCCGGCATACGCCTTTGCTGAGACACCGCAGCCCGTCAGTGCGGTCCCGGTGCCGTATGAAAGTCTGCTGTAAATGGTGCTCATTTTTGTCATAACCTCACCTCCGTAGATGACGGATGGCGCTGTGCGTAAAGGGGAAAAGAGGCCCAGACCCTGCGGGCTGATTTATCAACAAAGCACGTCGGGGATGATTCCCGAGGGCCTGGGCATGCTCAATAAAAAACCCGCTCAAGGCGGGAAGAAATACCAAGGGTAAAAGTGACGGCGCGGTAGCCGTAATGGTCCCAAGGTAGAGGGATAGAGATGTGGTTGGCCGCTACGTGCTGCTTAGCTCAGCGCCCTACAGGAAGGTTCTTTTTGGCTGAGTACCCATTACAGATCCTGTTCTCACCACAACGGAAAGAGCACTGACTTCGAGCAGACCTTGGGCCCAGGAACGACGATCAATCTCAATGCTCTTACCTGTTATGGGCTCCGTTTCGTGGAGCAACGGCCAGGCGATCAATCTGGCACCGGGGGAGGACTTATTTTAGGCGTTAATGCCCGTGCTCCATATCTGGCGGCCTGTTGCGTTGCGCCAACAACGCCCTGATGGATTGGATTATGAGCCCGTCATCAGGTCAGGCCATTATCTGGCGCACCATTCAGGACTCGAACCTGAAACCGATAGCTTAGAAGGCTATTGCTCTCTCCGGTTGAGCTAATGGCGCTGGATTGGCGGGACAGGAAGGATTCGAACCTTCGACCATTCGGTTAACAGCCGAACGCACAACCGCTGTGCTTCTGACCCTGAAATGAAAAAGCCCCGCACGATGGCGAGGCTCGGTGTTCTGATAGGTCAAACGCAAATACGGCAACCTACACTAAATATATTGCTCATTTGTTCATTGAAATGCAAGCACGTTGTGACTCTTTTTTGCAATTTTCCTCACGCTTTCGCGATCGTTAAACGCATTTTGCAGCGGCTGGTACAGGCAGAATAGCGCCGCGTTGATGACCTGCTTAACTTCCCGGCGGATGGTTGAAATGCTCGGGTGCTTATACTGGTTTCCGGCGCGGGTCTTCATCAGGCGAGGTTTGCTCACAGCATGCTGCCATGAGGCGATCCTTATCTCGCTTGAGTTGCAGACGTAATAGGCAAAAATTACCTTCCATGCGTTCTCATCTACGTTTTTCAGGTAATGTCGGATTACGGCATCAATCAGCAACCCATCATCATCGCTGCATACAGGCCTCGATGGTGCTTGCGGTTCAACCGTGGCCATGAACTTGGCAATCATATTTATCATCGCCTTGTCTATCTTCCCTGTCTGGCACCATGCGCCCCAAAGCTGGAGCCACTGATCTATCCACTGGTGCTGCTCGTTGGTTAATTCCAGTTTCATGCTGTTTCTCCCAGGGTCTGATAGATGCGAACGAAATTCTTGAGGATGCGGTAGTCAACCAGTACGGTGCCGCGGTGCCGGCAGAGGCGGAGCTTTTGCCAGCGGTCGCGGATGCGCTCTATTGCGTCATGGTTCATGGCGCCCTCCTGTTCCAGGCGCGGATTGCATCCCGCTTTGTTGGATAGGTGTCAGTGATCGGCTTAATTAGGCAAGAGTTGTTGGCGCATCCGGCATAAACACCTTCACCATCAGAAACCAGTTCCGCCGCTCCGCCACAGAACGGGCAATCCAATAGAGTTGCCCAATGCGGAAGTTTGAGGTCGTAAATCATGCGGCCTCCTGATGGCGGGCACGGCGCTTCTCCAGCGCGCGAGCTCTGCGGGTGAATATGGATTTGATGCGCTGCAGGTAGGGAATGTCGAACCGGCGCGACTCGTTATCAGCCTCAAGGCGCTCAACGCGATCCAGGCCAATGCGCTCAATCAGGCGAATGCGGTATTCAACGGCATTGCCGCTCAACTGGCGGTTGCAGCGGGTGCAGGCGGAGTGGACGTTGAACACGTTGAATTTCAGGCGAGACGCCGCGCCGCGGGAACGGTAGTGACTGGCATCAATGGCGCTGCCGGTAAGGTAGTTGCTTTTTCCGACAAGCGGGCTTCCGCAGCTGACGCAGGGCTTACCTTCGTCACGAATGCGAATGTACCGGTTGAAAGCCGACTGAGCCTCTTTATCCCACTGGGCCTTTGTCTTGAATGACTCGCGCTTGGCCCGGCGACGCTGGCGCCCTTCTTTCTCAGATTCGCGCTGGCGCTTCACCGCTTTGGCCTTCGCCGCTTCACGGGCTTTTGCCGTCTGTTTTTTGGCGATCGCGCTGGCGCATTCAAAACTGCATACCACCTGCCCTTCCCGGGCAGGATGGAACCATTCGCGGCAGTGGGTGCATTTACGACGTGCTGGTTTACGCATGCGCACCACCCTGGATCTGCACCAAGGTCAGGCGGCCGCAGAATACAGCCCCGGTGTCGATATACATCTGATTGGCGTACTGGCTTGGCTGATGTGCCGGGGTGTGCCCAAAAATAAACAGGTCCGCACCGGATATTTCATTCACAATCCCATCCTGAGCCGCGCTCACTCTCTCACGATTCCAGATCACCTGTTCTGCATCGACGGGCTTGTCATACGCATATTCGTTATGAGGGTAGTCAGCATGGCAGACCACCACCCTCTTACCCTCGGTCATTACCTCGATGATGAGTGGCAAACCTGCAACCAAATGGGCCAACGCGATAGCCAGGCGTTCTTTGTCGTAGTCAAGGTTAAAGAACCATCCGCCACCGTTAGCGAGCCAATGATTCACGTTCCCGGAAGAGGATAGTCCGTCGAGCATCATCTGCTCATGGTTCCCTCTTACAGCCATAAACCAGGGCATTGCGATTAGCTCAAGGCATTCGACGTTTTCCGCACCACGATCGATAAGGTCACCTACCGAGATCAGTAGGTCACACAACGGGTCGAAACGGACCCTTTCCAGCTCGTTCATTAGCAGCGTATGGCAACCATGCAGATCGCCAACAACCCAGATGTTGCGCCAGATAGCACCATTAATGCTTCGATAGAGGCTCATGCGATTTTCCTTCTGGCAGCGCGGCGCAGCCAGCGGACATCTGCCAGGTGAGCCGTATAGTGAAAGGTGGGGATATCTGACGGTTTAACTTCGACCTTGCGCTTGCGGCGCGCCGGAACGCGGAAGATGCCGCGATCCATGACCTTAGCGAGCAGACTGTGCATGCGAAGCCCTCCATTCCTGGGCCCATGCAATCCGACTGCTGGACTTCTCGCTGAACTTCACATTGTGCTCGTTGCCGAACCAGTAAATCGCCTCGATCACCTCGACCATGTAGCGCTTGCTGGATTGAGAGGTGCGAACGCCGAAGTAGACGCGCCCGCCGTTGATACCCGGGGCGGATTTCTGCTCACGCTCCGGGTTTTGCATCTGGCTTACCAGTACGGTGATGAGGTCTTTCCACTCCGCAGGCTCCAGCTTTTCGCCGTGCCAGACCACCTGATCGCCCAGGTCTTTCAAAAGTGGCCACATGAGACGATTCTGTTTGTCGGTGCGGCTTTCTTCGCGCGCCTCGATAATCAGCGGCGATCGGTGGTCGACGGGCAGAGACTGGATGAAGTTGACGACGTTACGCTTAACGTTGTCGTTGATAAGGCAGAATTGTTGCTTCACGCTTCACCTCCGGAGAGGCTAAACGCTGAATGCAGAAAATCGCCGGTGGCTTTCGCCATCGGTAACAGGGATTGCTGTAAGGTTTTGTGCGCCATGTGTCCCCACTTGGCGCCGGAAGTAAGTCGTCAGTTGCTCAGGCTGACGAGGTAATTATCGCCCTTCCCGGGGATAAAAGCAAAATGAGCATATACGAGAGAATCGCTATTTCTTGGCGTTCTGCTCGGCCATTTCCAGATAGCGCGGATCGGATGCTCGGGGTAGCTGGATGCTCTGCTCGCGATAGTAGCGGACGCGCTCCATGAAGTATTCGCGGAGGTGCTCCGGTTGTTCTCTGGCGACTACTTCGGCAACGACAGGCATGTTAAGACGCTCTTTGTAGGCGACGCCGGAGGCTGCGAGGTCAACGTTGACCTTATCGCGCTCTTCCTGGCTTTTGGCTGCAATGTTCCACTGTGACATAAAAATCCCCTCTGCTGTGGAGGGGATTATATCCCACTATCATACTCATTTCGGTATAAAGCGATGCCTGGTCAGCCTGGATGCCATCGCGTGCTCCTGACGCATGGCTTCTCTTGACTCGTCAAAGCGCCTTTTGCTTTCGGCATCAAATGAAAGCACCACTTTTGTGGGATCGAGACACTCAGGCTCCATTCCATTCCTGAATATTACGAAGCTTGTTCCGTACAGCTCAGCCAGTTTCTCAGCCTGCTGTTGCCACTCTGGTTTATTTCCCATTCGTTACCTCCTACGCGGATTTGCGTTCTGCGGGGGATTTAGGCATCAAACCATCCCTCGTATTCAGACTCGATGACCCGATGAGATAAAATCTCCATGCTCCTGTCCCGCCTGTCTGATGTCGGATCAGCATCAATTTCTGCGGCCTTCTCCGCTAGAAATGCTACTGCCTTGAGGTATTCCTCTTCCCTGAAATTGCCGTAGCAGATACCGTCAGAGCAGACACGCCATACCGTTCTGCGCGGCTCTTCTTCTTTTCTGGCTATCAGGTCACCCACGAACTCGCGAAGAGAGCGCAACTGGTCAAGGTCGAAGGTCCTGATTTCATCGCGCACATTACTCACTTTTCACCTCCCGCGGACCAGCCGGCAGCTGCATCCAGTGGGTAGGCTGGCAATAAATACCTTCGCCAGTGCGCCACGTCGCAAACCTGAAATAGCCCTCCTGCTCATTACGCTCAAGGTAGGCAACCATCTGCTCCTTCTTATCTTGGCAGTAAACCTGAACGTCAACTTCACGATCAGGCATCTGCTCGCTTACCGGAATCCATTTACCCGGCACGGTAGCGGGTTCACTGCCGGGTGACTGCGGGGCGGCTGAGAGCATGGCGGCGCGCAACTTACCAGGCATATCAGCCCACACGCCAGAATAATAACTAGTGTTAGGGTCGGTATGCTCCAGCAGGTCTTCTATCGCTGAGGCGGCCATACTCAGTAGATCATCCGGTACTACCGGCGCTGGCTGAGGTCCTGCTTCGCGATACACCGGGATATATCCGGGGCCTGCATCTTCACTACCAGCCTCACCGTCAATGACGCCGCGAGCTAAATATGCGTCATTGAGCCACGCGATGGGCTCACGCTCTACTACCGGCACCGGCTGCGCGTGGCGATAGAGCGGCGCTTCAGCCATTAACTCTATTTCTCGTGCAAGCTGGGACAGATGCGCGGCGTTAAATCTCGATTCACCACCAAATGGTCGCTCATTTTCAGCCAGGTATCTTAGTGCGGCCGGCACGGTTTTATCGCATCCGTTACCCCACGCTACCGGCTCGCTGTCCATTGCGTCCAGCGCCAGTTCAGCAAGCTGCAGGTCAGCCAATATTTCTTCGCGTGCGCTTTCGAATGCTGTCTGTCGTGATGCCAGTTTCAGAGCCTTGACGTTTTCACGAGCGCGTTCGTGAAGCTGCTCTCTGGTTAATTTGCTGGTCATTGGCCTAACCCCCGAATGAAATGTGGACGAACGAGAACAGCCAGAGAATGAACTCAATTACTCCCCAACCAACCACCGCGCAGAATATTGCAAAAATAACAATCGCCACGCCATAACCATGTGAACTAAACATCATTCAGCCTCCCTGATGCTTGCTGCGTACTCCACCCCTTCAGGGTCGTATATTTTTGAATATCCAGGAGCATGAGGCTCAATTTTGTAGTGCTCGGTTCCTTGCGGGTAACGCGCGCACTCACGCATAAACAAGTGCATATACTTGCATGGCATAATCACTACTTCGCCAGCGCGCAGTCTTGCTCTAATTTCCGTTATGGTAGCCATCACTCAGTCTCCTCAATGCCTGCAGCCAACATTGCTGCATCAACATCAGCTTTCAAATAAACAGCCGTGCGTTCGCCGGAGATAGTGACGAAACCAGGGCGTGGCAGCTTCACGGTGACGGTGCGGGACTCCAGCTCGGCGATGCGCTGGCGCAGTGCTGCGATCTCCATCTCTGCAGCATCGGCATAATGGACGTTTTCATGCTCCAGCGGCGGCAGGTCTGGAGTATTCACACCAAACAGCGCAGCCAGTGCTCGGTAGTTCTGCTCGCTGTGATAGCGACCTTTGCAGCGAACCAGCTTTTCGGCTGCTGCGTTGATGGTCTGCGCCTTCTCCAGCGCATCTTCTGCCGCGCTTGCCCTGTCACGTTCACGAACAAACATGTTGAACGTTCTGTCTATGGCTTCCCGGCGCGCTTCGGAAGTCTTCTCCGGCTTCTCCAGCGCCTCTACCAGCGCGAGGATGTTGGCAGGGTTGGCCAGGGCGATGAATAAAGCGTCATGTGGTCGCTTTTTGCTTATGTGTTCACAAACCATGATCTCATCGTGATGGCCTCCGCCAATACCACAGCGCCCGTCGTGGTATTTGAATGCTCTCCAGTTCCCCTGGGTGGCCTTCTCTGCTGCCGCTTTCAGGCTCTGCGCCAGTTCGGTGATATCAGTCATCGATGTTCTCCACTCCATAATCTGCAAAATACCCTGACGACATTTTGATGAATCTGTCCTCGGTTACCGTATAGGCCTTCCTGCCTTTCCTCTCTTTCCCATCAGGGTCAATAAGGTTGCAGGTGTAGATAATCCGGCGCTGCCACTTCCCTGGCATTTCAGCGACTGAAAGAACCTCAAGGATTCTTTTCCCCTCTGCGTCAGCTGTGTAAACGGTCTGGTCTCCATAGCCGCAATCAGCTGGCTCAAATGTTTTTCGGCAACCACCAATCCACCTTTCATCGGTGAATATATTTCCATCCCATTGCTGATGGTCAGTGCATACGAAAATGAATGGATAAACTGTTTCGAACCGATCGCCAGCGCGGATTTCCAGTGCCTTGCTCATTTGGCCCCCTCTGCGTTCATGTGCTCGAAAATCTGTGCAATGAGCTCGGCAGCGTTTACCTCAAACCGAGCCAGCGTTTCGCACCCGCCAACTTTGTCGCCTGAAATGCGGTAACCACCATTGTCATTGCTGACGCATAGAGAAAGTCCGCCGCTCTGGTTATGACAGACCTCGATATAAACGTGATTTGGCTTTAGCATTTGTCGCCCCCCTCGCACACCTGGACGGCAAACGCCTTTCTTGCCAATTCAATGACGTCAAGAACCTCGGATTTCATCCAGTGCGCGTCGCGCTCATAACTCGGATCGCCTCGGTACATAGTGTCTAAAGCTGTAATTTCCGCAGCCAGCCAATAGATGACTTCAGTCTGCGCATCAGCCTTAATCCCGGCTACGATGCGATCGGTGGCGGGGGTTTCCATCGCAGCTTTCAGCACATCGACGTACCATTCGTGGTACCGGTAATCCAGCATCCCGTCGGCCTGTTCAATCCACATATCGGGTGCGGTAGCGAATTCCTCAGCTTGTTTCAGCCCCACGTTCTCCGCAGCCAGCTGAGCATTTTGGTCTGCCAGCATATTCCCGGTTTTTATGGCGGCATCCAGTGAAGCGCTGCAAATGCGAAACTCTTTAGCCAGCTTCAGGAACTTCTGCTCTCTGATCGACAGCTCGCCTGCGCCCTCCAGGGAGGCGATGAGATCGTTTACTGCCTGTAGTGTGATAGTCATGCTGATGTTCTCCCGTAAACAGCCAGTACCCGCTTCATCGCCGGGCTTTGCCGACACTCGTTGAAAATCTGGTTCGTGCTCTTTCTGCCTGAAATTTCTTCTTCAGTGGCCAGTCGGTAGTAAACCGTCCGCCACACCCGAGCTTCAGCTACCAGCACCCCCTGCTTTGCCAGGATATTTGCAGCCTGGTTGATGCAGGTATGCGTCATCCCGGAAGCCGCGGCGACATCTGGAGAGCTGCAGGTTTTATGCGTTTTCAGGTAGTTCAGAATTGCGTCTTTGCCAGTCATGACCGGTTCTCCCGATAGCTGTCCCAGGTAAACGAAATCGTGCAGCCGCCGCCGTCGTTCATGCGGTCAATGACGCGCTCGCCGATAAACTGCGTCAGCTCATCCTTCGGCAGGTTGCTGATCAGGATCGTCGGCTTCAGGCGCTCGTAGCGGGTGTTGATGATTTCAAACATGATCATCTTCTCGGCTTCACTTCCAAACTGCACACCAACCTCATCGACAATCAGAAGGTCTGGCTTCGTGAAGTAGCGGATTACCTCATCCTCAGTGCGCGTGGCTGTTTTTGACCATGTCGACTTAAACTCCCGGGCAATCTTCAGCGCCGTCGTGAAAATGACTGAGCTTTGGTGGTGCTCAATCACATGGCGGGCAATGGCCAGCGCAAGGTGGTTTTTACCGGTACCAGGCTTGCCACACATAACTAACCCGCCGCCCTGCTGGAGGCGATCAGTCCATTTCGATGCGTAGGCCTGGCAGACCCGTAATGCTCGCTCAGAATCCTTCCCAACAGGCTTGTAGCTGTCCAGAGTGCACGTGGAGAAGCGCTCTGGTATGTCCAGCTGGCGAAGCAGTCTTTCGGCGGTTTGCTGGCGAACTCGCTTATCCCAGCGAACCTTTTCATCCTTCAGAAAATTCAGTTCGTCTTCCAGGCAACCCGGGCAGCGTGTCGGCGGTGATGGCAGATTGATGATGCTGCTAGTCAGGATCCGCTTGCGCTGCTCATACTCGCCATGTTTTTCGCAACAGACGCGCTCGATAACCACCTCGCAATTCGGGATGTCTTCCGGTGGCTTACTCAGCTGATCAAGCATCCGCTCAATGGCAGTAATTTTTTCTTCCAGTTCCATGATCAGTCCCTCGCCCATGATGGTATTTCAGTCTTCCCGTAGTCCTTCCCTGAGAAATTTTCGGCAACTCGCACCTGTTGACGTGGTTGAGGCTTGGCGCCTTTCGGCTCAAAGAGTCCCTGCCAGCCATTAGCGATGCTCTGGTTAATAATTTCGTCAGGGGAGTAACCGTTCAGTCTGCAGCGGTCCAGCAGGTTGATAGCCTGGGTTACCGTCTGCTGAGACTTGATCGGCTTTTTCAGGTCGCGACGGTATGCCACCCATGACGACCAGATTTCTGCAGAAAGCCAGTCAGGCAACTGAACAGCTGACGCATCGAACGAAACCGCCCGGGGGGATTTAGGGGGGTTATTAATATTGTCTTTATTGTCTTTTGTATGTTTGTCTTTTGTGTTTACCTGATTCGGGTAATAGGCGTTACCTGATTCGGGTAAACTTTTCTTACCTGATTCGGGTAATGTTACCTTTTTCAGGTAAGCTCTTTTTTCCGTACCTTTTACGGGTAAAGATGACCATTCGCTGACCGCTTTATTAATCCCGATTACGCGACCGTTTTGGGTTAATATCCCCCGCTTAACCAGGGCGCTTTTTGCAGCTGAACACTTATGAGGAAGAATGCCGGTCAGCACGGAGATCTGCTCGTTACTGACCCAGTCAGATTTCTTGTTGAAGCCGTATGTTTTGCGCATGACAGCCATGAACACCAAAAGCTGATGCTGCGACAAACCCGCATGCATGACAGCTTCAAGGAGCTCATTGGCGATGCGCGTAAACCCATCGTCGAGATCTGCCACGCGCAGCTCCTGTAGTGCCACGACAGGCACAGGGAAATTGATTACTTCGGCAGTATTTGCCATAATTACTCCTGTGAATTGATCCAGTTAATTCGCGTAGAAAGCCGTTGGTGTCCTACCACCGCGGCTTTCGCCTTTTTCAGAACAGACCTTGCTGCTTAACAGGCTTTGCCCTTTTCTTTTCGAACTTGTCAGACGGTAATGTCTGCTTCTCAGCCCACAACTTTGCGTGGCGTAAAACATCATCAAAAATTCTCCCCTTGCGACTGGCCTGCGACATGCGCTTGTACATATCGACTGCCTGGTATGCCCCCCCCCTGAGCCACTGCTTGGGTGAACCCCTGACGCATCAGCTCTTCACGGACGTTCTTCTCAATAAATTCGATGTGGTTCATCAATCCCACCCTAACGGACCTGGACGGCACCGCTCTGCACGTAATCCGATATCAGCAAGAGTCTCTACTGACTGCAGGTAATGGCGGGAAACCACCACCGCCTCCGGCGGAACAACCTGCAAACCCAGCGCTGATATTTCTTTGGCCATTTCGGCGTAATACCCCTCGCTCTTCCGGCGACTGATTGTTGACTCGCTCACCCCCCGCATTTCTGCAAAAACCTTCTGGCCAATGGATAAAAGGCGGTTTAGCAAAATGCCTTCTATCTCAATCGGGTTGAGGATTGGCGGTTCTAACTTTCGGGCTATTGCATTCTCCATTTGTGATACTTCCTCTGGTGTTGATTGAAAGGCTTAATTAGTCAGTCAGAACTCCCCCTGACCGCTCAATTCAGCTTTGTTTAATCAGGATTTCTGCTATGTGGGAAAGGCTTAATCTCTTCAGCCTTAATTTTTCCATCAGGCAGGGTGTTAACGAAAATCTTCCGTCCCACCCGGATAGCTTTACTAATTGCGGTCTGGTGAACGCCGATGGCATCAGCAGCTTTCGCCTGTCCAACTTCGTCAACGTATTCAACTAAAGAAATTTTCATGTGGTTAGCTCCTATCAACTCATGAACAAACAATACCACAAGTATTAAACATTGCAATACCGCAAGTATTTTTAAAATAAGATCATTGGTATTAATATTTGAAAATGGAAAAGAAAAAGACACTCACATCAGCTCAGATCGCTGAAGCGGAAAGGCTGAAAGCTATCTATGAAGCCAAGAAAAAAGAGCTTGGGATAACACAGCAATCAATAGCTGACATGCTGGACATTTCTCAGGGTGGAGTTGGTCATTACCTGAACGGTAGGAATGCCCTTAATGCTGCCGTGGCTGCTGTTTTTGCTAGGGCCCTCCAGGTAGATGTCTCTGATTTTAGCCCCAGCCTTGCGAAAGAAATCTCAGCAATGAGTGCTGCCGCTACATCGAATGCTAGGTATGTAGGCCAGTACACACAAGGCATTAAATACCCTGTATTAAGCAAGATTCAGGCAGGGCATTGGTCGGAAGCGTGCGAGCCGTATGCACTTAAAGATATTGATCTATGGCTCGAATCAGACGCTCACATCCAGGGGGATGCATTCTGGTTATTGGTCGAGGGGGAATCCATGACTGCCCCAGTAGGGCTCAGCATACCAGAGGGTACATACGTTCTTTTCGATACAGGTAGGGAGCCGGTCAACGGAAGCCTTGTTATTGCAAAACTATCGGAATCAAACGAGGCTACATTCAAAAAACTGATCATCGATGGTGACCAGAAGTACCTCAAGGGATTGAACCCGCAGTGGCCATTGGTTCCCATCAATGGGAATTGCCGGATCATTGGTGTAGCCGTGGAAACTAAATTGAGGCTTGTGTGATCGGCAGCATGCCGCAGACATACAGGAAACACGGTTGATTTGTAGATGGCGTTAAGTGCTATTACATCCGCTTAACTGTCAACCAAAAAAAGAACAACCACACAGCGTTGGTTAGAGATATTGCCAGCGCTACTGTTGAAAGCATTTCGGAAAATGTAAATACATCTGGCATAGGGTGACCTCATGACATACAGCGACTGCGTTGCAACAATTGCCATGATTGTAGCTGTTATTGCAGTTCCTGCAACTGGTTATTTAAGCTACTACTTTGCCATAAAAGGAGAAAAAAGGAAGGAGTGGAATCAGGTATCAATACCGATTAGAGAGAAATTGATAAGCCATATTGATGATATGCGCAGAGGACAATTCTCTCATCCTGAAGTAAAACGCATTGATATATTGAAGTTTTCTGATATCAGGGGAAAGCTTGATAACAGTGATTTAATGAGTGCATATGATGAGTACGAGAACTCCCACCAGGGTGAAGAGGTTCTGATAAAAACTAACAAATATACTTTTATCGCAGGTGACTTATCAAAGCCGATAAGCGCTTCAGAAAAGCTGCTTACCCTTATAACAAGAAAATAAAAACCTATTCCCCATGGGTTAAAGCATTACGCTCCCCTCAGCATCAGCACGTCCAGCGCCAACTCCACCAGATAACCCGGCCACCGCGCCGGGTTTTTACTGCCCTACTCCTTTCCATGCGATATCAATCGCTTTATAGCCTCCAGCTTACCGGTCTGTCTGCGCATCTCCAGCAGTCTCAGAGCCTCTAACGCCTCCAGTCCTACTAGCTGCTGCTCTGCCAGCATCTCCATATCCTGCATCAGTAACTCGACTTCTTCCTTTGTGATCGGCGGTCTCATGTAGCCTCCTGTGTTTTTTTGAGCATAACAACACTCTTTACAAAAATAAATTAACTTTAAAATCATACCTTTAGTATTTTAATCAAAACATATAATACTGGCGGTATTGATATAAAATAATACCCAGAGTATTATCAACTCATCCAAACAACAACGTTGGCGCCGGTAATAGGTAACAACGCTCCGTTAGCCGCGATAAGGCAAAGGTGAAGAGATGATCCGAGAACATGAAATTCCTGCGTGGCACCGGTTTTGTTTAAAGGTTGCCGTGCTTGTGGTTGCAGTCGGTTGGGTTAGCTACGAATTCTGCTGGGGTGTCGCATGAGCAGAAACGGCATTCGTTCACTGGTTATCGCGCTGGCCATTGGTGTGGTTTTCTGGGCTGGCTTGGCTGTCGAAATTATGCATTTCACGGGGGTGTTCAATGGCTAACTCAATTCCTAACAGCGGACGCGCCGTGATGATGCGTAACGCCAAAACTGGCGCCACCTGGAAGGTTTCACGTGATTACCTGAAAGAAACCTTCTGGTTCGAGCCTCAGGGCAACCTGCGCCACATTCGCAAAGCATTTGAGGCACGCGACCTGCTGCCGAACCTGGTACCAGCCGGGACGCATTAACCGCGCATATCAGCGCACGAATTTAACTGAGCTATCAGGCAGCCATTACGGTGCCGGTGATTCTTTCAACCAAATTTCAGGGGAAACCATGAGCGAAATAATGGATTTAACCGTCATCGAAATAAAACCAGAGCAGGCACCCGCTCTGTACCGGGCTGGCGGTCTTGACGCTTACCTTGAGCAGATTCGCCAGGCCGTGAACGAGGTTCCGGACCTGACCACCAAGAAAGGTCGTGACCGTGTCGCTTCTCTCGCGGCTCAGGTATCACGCAGCAAGACGGCAATCGAAAAGCCGGGGCGCGAGTACCTGAAACGCCTTAAAGAGGCTGTGCGCCCTGCTGAGGCGGAAATTAAGCGGTTCGTTGACGCATGTGACGAGCTGCGCGATGCGACACGTAAGCCGCTGACCGAATGGGAAGCCGAACAGGAACGCATTAAGGCCGAAGAAGCCATGAACGCACTGCATGCCGAAGCGCTGGCCATGAATGAAGAGTTCGATCGGCAGCTGGCTGTTCGGATTGAGTCTGACCACGAAATGGCCCTGCTGATGAATGACGCTTTCGACCGTGAGCTGGCAGATAAAGCAGCTGAGGCTGAACGCCAGCGCATCGCCCATGAAGAAGAGATTAAGCGCCTGGCAGCAGCTGCAGCAGCCCGCGAAGTAGAGCAGCGCGCACAGCGCGAACGTGAAGAAGCAGCGCATCGCGAAGCTGTGTTGAAAGCGCAGGCTGAGCAGGCAGAGCGAGATCGCATTGCAGCAGAGCAGAAAGCTGTGGCCGCTATCGAAGCAGAGCGTCGCAAAGCGCAGGAAGAAGCCGATCGCATCCGCCGTGAGGCAGAGCAGCGCGAACAGGCCCGCCTGGCTGAGGAGAAGCGCAAAGCCGATGAGCAGGCGCGCCGCGAAGCCGACGTGAAGCACCGCAAAACTGTCGGTACTGACATCGTCAAAGCCCTGATGGCCAACACCAGCCTTACCCGGGATCAGGCTATCGAGGTGCTCACCGCGGTTAAAGACGGCCGCATTCCTCATACCGGAATCAGTTACTGAGGCTCTTATGAATATCAAATGTGAATGCACAGACATGCGCACATCTGTAGGCCCGCATAACACGTTAACTGTCGAGCTGGAAGACGTGGTGCTGTCAGGGACGGTTAACAGTCGTGAAGTCCTCATGCAACTGGATTGGGACGTGGTGATCGAATGCCTGGCGGAGCATGGCTACGTCATTACTCATCGGGAGAAAGCAGCATGAGCGCGGCTGAAAAATGGAATGACGACGAATTCATTCAGCTGATGAGCGATGCGATCAGCGAACGTGATTTCGACGATGACGAACCAGTAAACCTTTCTGCGGAACGGCAGAACCCGGTGATCGGCTGGGATGAATTCGCGGGGAATTTTCAATGACGGAGAAAAAAGTATACGCCGCTATCAGCGCTGTGGCCGGTGAACTGGCAGAGAAAGGCATCAGCAAGGCCAGAAAACAGGGTAGCCAGGTCAACTACGCATTCCGTGGGATCGATGACGTTTACAACGCTCTGGCCCCTGCCCTGGTGAAGCACAAGTTGCTGATCCTACCGCGGTGTACTGAGCGGTCATGCTGTGAACGAACCAGCAAAAATGGTGGCGCGTTGTTTTATGTAACCGTCCGGGCTGAGTTCGATTTTGTCAGCACGGAGGACGGCAGCATTCATACCGTCGTCACCTACGGCGAGGCGATGGACAGCGGCGATAAAGCAACGAACAAAGCCATGTCGATTGCGTACAAATATGCAGCCTTTCAGGCGTTCTGCATCCCTACAGAAGAAACGACTGTGGACCCTGACTATGAGGCTCATCAGGTAAGGCCAGCAGACGCGGATCAGATTCTCGCTGATTTCACTGCTTATGCAGGCTCAGAGAACGATCCGAAGGCCCTCCAGGATAACTACGGAAAAGCATGGAACAGCCTTCATGGCTTCCCTGAGCATCAGACGAAGTGCAGGGACGTTACCGGCATCCGCCTGAGAGAACTGAAACAAGCCGCAAGTGGTGGCAGCCATGAAAGTAACAGCTGAGTCAATCCTGTCCATCCTGCGCAAGGACGCGCGGAACAACATTACGGTCTTCCATCGCTGGCAGACCGCGGCTGGCGCCCTCGGCCACAACGCAGGGATAACCCTGAATTTTCATGAACCTTATTACGCCGGGTGGGCGCCAGCGCTTGAAATGACGGAAGTGTTCATCTCGGCGCCGGAACTGGAAATGGTTAAGCCATTTCTGACCGTCGAGCGCTGGGGAAACGGGACGCTTGGCGGAGAAATATACCGGTTACCACGGGAGGCCCAATGAATAAGCGGAACATTACACCAGAGCAATTCCGTGCCGTCGCCGGAACCATGCCTGCCGGTCGCGCAGCGGATGCGCTGGGGATTAGCCAGGCAAACTTCTACCGCCTGGCACGGAGCTATTCCATCAGCACAGCGTTTGTCTACAAGCCATGGAAGCCAGAAGAGAAGCAGATCGCCGCTGAAATGCGCGCTGCCGGCGAATCGCATAAAAGCATCGCCATGAAGATGGGCCGAAGCGTTGCATCTGTATCCAGGACTTTAAGCCGCATGAGAAAGGCAGACACGAAAAGAGGTGCGCAATGAATGATGGCTATGTAAGCGAACTTGAAATGGGTAAATGCGGAGAATATTACGCAATTTTCAAACTCGCAAAACAGGGGTTTGTTTGCTTCCCGTCGGATCAGGGACTGCCATACGACATAGTTGTTGAGGCAAATGGCGATCTACTTAAAGGCCAGGTGCGCTCAACACTAAAAATGCGCGACTACGGCAAGTCAAAAAGCGTCTATCGGTTCGGCATGAGGACCGGAAAGGGTAACGGCCGAGCTACACCGATGAATTGGAGTGACTTTTATGCTTTTGTCGTGATCGAAGAAGAAAAAATCGCATTCATGACTACGACGGAATTAGCGAGTGCTAAAAATCCCGGCGCCCTCATTCAAACAATGGAGTTCAGGTCTGCCAGTGGCATTTATCCTGGTCGGATTTATTCAAACGGCACACAGAGAATGCTCGATTACTCACGAAATATTGAGAGTTATGAAGATTTTAACCGTGTTGCTTCTCTGATCGGAGATAAAAAATGCCGAATCAAAAATACAGCTTAATCATGGCAGACCCGGCCTGGTCTTACGGGAACACGATCAGCAACGGCGCCGCCGCCGACCACTACCCCACCATGAGCTTGCTCGATATGAAGCGGCTCCCGGTGTGGGAACTCGCCGCGGATAACGCTGTGCTGGCGATGTGGTACACCGGCACCCACAACCAGGAGGCGATCGAGCTGGCCGAAGCCTGGGGCTTTACGGTGCGCACGATGAAGGGCTTCACCTGGGTGAAGCTGAACCAACTCGCCGAGCTGCGCATTACCAAGGCCCTGGCAGAGGGAGAGATTGCAGATTTTTACGACTTCCTCGACCTGCTTAATGCCGAGACGCGCATGAACGGCGGCAACCATACCCGCGCCAACACCGAAGACGTACTGCTCGCCACCCGCGGCGCCGGGCTGGAGCGCAAGCACGCCGGCATTAAGCAGGTGGTCTACAGCCCTCTCGGCGCACACAGCGAAAAACCATGGGAAGTTCGCCACCGCCTGGAGCTGCTCTACGGCGACGTGCCGCGGATTGAGCTTTTCAGCCGCAGCGCTGCGCCAGGCTGGAGCCACTGGGGCAACCAGTGCGCCGCCGCTTCCGTTGAGCTGATACCTGGCTTCGCCATTGACGTTGTGAAGACGGAGGCAGCATGAGCGCGGCAGCTTACTACAACGAGATCGACCCATTCGCGGCGCAGTGGCTGCGTAACCTCATAGCCGCCGGGCATATCGCCCCGGGCGAAGTTGACGAACGGAGTATTGAAGATGTCACACCTGACGACCTCAGAGGATTTACCCAGTGCCACTTTTTCGCCGGGATTGGTGGATGGTCATATGCTCTGCGTCTGGCCGGATGGCCGGATAACAGACCGATTTGGACAGGAAGTTGCCCATGCCAGCCTTTCTCCTCGACTGGCAAAGGCGCTGGGTTTGGTGACGACAGACATTTGTGGCCTGCCTTTGGCTGGCTTATCAAGCAGTGCCGACCTCAGCGCATCGCTGGCGAGCAAGTTGCAGGAGGTCGTGCGGATCCATGGTTCGACCTTGTACAAAATGACGTGGAAAGAATGGGCTACGCCTTCGGGCTTACGCCGTTCCCGGCTGCGGGTGTCGGGTCGCCGAACGAGCGAGAGCGGGCCTACTGGGTGGCCGACGCCAACCTGCAATACGAATCCACAGCCAGAAACGAAGCGCGGACTGCAGAACCTGTCCGGAGCGGTGAAATTATCTGGCTGGCAAACTCCGCTCGCGAACGACGCGACGGGGTCGACCCATTGCTACAGCGGAAAGAACCCGGACGGTACTCCCAAAGTCTGCCTGAAATTACCGGGAGCCGTTCTACTGACGGGCTGGGTAACGCCAACATCACGCGACTGGAAGGACTCAGCGGGAATGACGGCGCAGCGGGACGGGAAGGAACGACTGGACCAGCTGCCGCGCCAGGCGTTCATGACGGGTTGGCCAACACCGACAACGAGCAACACTCGATCGCCGTCAGTGGATGCGGCCATGAACATGCATCGACAGGACGGGAGCAAGACCCAGCAGCGTCTGCAGGACTTTGCGGGGATTACCGGCCCCTTGAGGTTAACGGTTTTTGGCGAGATGCGGACTGGCTCTTTTGTCGAGATGGCAAATGGCGTCCAGTTGAACCCGGCACATTCCCGCTGGTTGATGGGGCTGCCGCACGCCTGGGACGAGTCGAGCCCGGGGTGGCAAGAGTGGCAAGCAGCAACCGCGTCGGCCGCCTGAAGGGTTACGGCAATGCCATAAACGCACAGGCTGCTGCGGCTTTCATTCGCGCTTATATGGGGGTCGCATGACGCCAGAAGAAAAGAAAAATGCACTCAGAAATATCGCGCGCAGGGCTAACGATGAGGTTAAGGCAAAACGTCGGTCATCCCCCGCTTTAAGTTGCGACGAGATATCACGACCGATCCTCAACGGATGCATGCCGCTGATAAGGCAGCTTGGGTTAACGCCAAGCCATCTCTATGTGGAAATCGGCATTTTGAACGGAAAGATAAAGGAGCGCTGACATGCCAGAAATCATCGATCAGGCCAACGAGTTAGCGGAACTCCAGCGGGAAGCCGCAATTGCGAAATGCCGCATCAACCATGCGGCTGTTTCAGCTACTCACCGCCTCGACTGCGGGGAAGAGATACCCGAGCGGCGCCGGGAACTGGTGGCGGGCTGTCAGCGCTGCGCTGATTGTCAGGAAGATGAGGAATTACGCGGTAAACACCGGAGGCCGTGATGTTCAAACTAATTCAGAGAGGTCAGCTCTTTGCCGATTGCCACGGATGGCCGGTAATTATCGCCAGCAGCGACGACAAGACGGTTCGCTACTGGCGGCAGGGGCGGATCAACACCGCAAGCATAGACCGCTTTAACAATGACTTCGAGCCGCTCTCTCACGAAGAGGCCCAGCAGATAAAGGCAGAGTTGGAGCAGAGCGAACACATTAAGAAACTGCGCGCCCAGCGGGCGGCGTAACCGGGAGGAAATATGGCGTCTGACAAACCGATAACAGCACAGCAGGCTGCCGATTTGCTCATCGTGTCGGCGCGGGTGATCTATCGTCTCATTGAATCTGGGGAGCTCGCCGGCCGCAAGGTCGGCAACAAGTACAGAACGACCGAGGCGGCGTGTATTGCATATTTGAAAACCCCGCGCGATCCTGTCATCGCGAACGCGGGTGAACATAAAGGAGAAGTTTTATGTCAATCACCCTCAGGGGCGGCGTGTGGCACTGTCATTTCTTTACGCCGTCAGGAAAAAGAGTTAGGCGATCTCTTGGCACGGGGGACAAAAAGCAGGCTCAGGAGCTCCACGACAAGCTGAAGGCGGAAGCGTGGCGGGTTGACCAGATCGGCGACCTGCCCGTCAGAACCTTCGAAGAGTGCTGCATCCGGTGGTTGCGGGAGAAAGACCATAAACGATCGCTGGATGATGACAAAACCAAAATTGAGTTTTGGCTGCAGCATTTTTCCGGCCGTGATGTCTCGAAGATAACGGCGGAGGAAGTTCACGAAGCCGTTAACGGGATGATCAACCGTAAGCACCTGCAGGTATGGGAGAGTAAGCGCGATGCCGCGGTGAGGAAGGGTAAGCCGGTTCCTGAGTACAAACCACGGCAGGTTTCTCAGGCGACGAAGGCGCAGCACCTTTCCTTCATTCGGTCCCTTCTCAGGGCCGCCGCTAATGACTGGGGCTGGATAAAAACAGCCCCTGTTATCAAAACCCGCAAGCCTATCAGTAAGCGGATACGGTGGCTGACCAGAGAAGAAGCTGAACGGTTGATCGAGTGCATGCCGGAGAGCATTAAGCCAGTGGTGATATTTGCACTGGCAACCGGCCTGCGCCGCTCAAACATCATCGGGCTTGAGTGGCAGCAGGTCGATATGCAGAGAAAGGTTGCATGGGTAAATCCGGAGAACGCAAAAGCGGGCAAGGCGATTGGCGTAGCTCTGAATGATACCGCATGCAGGGTATTAAGGGATCAGATAGGGAAGCACTCCCGGTGGGTGTTCGTTCACACCACGGCAAAACATCGCCCTGACGGAACGCTGACGCCCGCGGTGAGAAAAATGCGGGTGGATGACAATAACGCCTGGCGCGCCGGGCTAAAAAAAGCGGGGATCGAGGATTTCCGTTTTCATGACCTCCGGCACACCTGGGCGAGCTGGCTTATTCAGTCCGGCGTCCCGCTTTCTGTTTTACAGGAAATGGGAGGATGGGAGAGCATCGAGATGGTACGCCGTTATGCCCACCTGGCGCCTAACCACCTGACCGAACACGCACGGAAAATTGACGCCATTTTTGGCGCTAGCGACACAAATACGACACAAGGAGGAAATCAGGCTGGTTTGAAACTTGCGTAAGTTATTGTTTCTTAATGGCACGCCCTACAGGATTCGAACCTGTGACCTACGGCTTAGAAGGCCGTTGCTCTATCCAGCTGAGCTAAGGGCGCCCTGAGAAGCGAGTGCTTCGCGGAGTGAAACGCCTGGAATTATACGGTCCACGTCCGTTGAGTCAATCCATTTTGCCAGGAAACTGCGGGGCTTATACGATGCTGGCGAAATATCCCTCAGCAACTGTACAAGAAGCATACCACCGGGGCTCATGCGCGCGAAAATTCACTTAGTGGCCAGGCGCAACACACCAATGACCCTGGACTTAACAGGGTCAAAACAGGCTAAATTCACCGCATACAGGATAAAACAGCAAACGAGGACTGACAGCGAGGCCCGCTTCTGACAAAATATCCTCATCCCCCTTTCGTAAAGATACAGATGGAATCCTCTCTCTGATGGCAGCAAAAATTATTGACGGTAAAACGATTGCGCAGCAGGTACGCTCTGAGGTTGCGGAAAAAGTGAAGGCTCGCGTTGCGGCCGGAAAACGCGCCCCTGGGCTGGCCGTCGTGCTGGTCGGTAGCAACCCGGCCTCGCAGATTTATGTCGGCAGCAAGCGCAAAGCATGTGAAGAAGTGGGCTTCGTCTCCCGCTCTTACGATCTCCCGGAAACCACCAGCGAAGCCGAGCTGCTGGAGCTTATCGACACCCTGAATGCCGATAAGACCATCGACGGTATTCTGGTTCAGCTGCCCCTGCCGGCAGGGATCGACAACGTCAAAGTGCTCGAGCGCATCGCGCCGGATAAAGACGTCGACGGCTTCCATCCCTACAACGTTGGCCGCCTGTGCCAGCGGGCGCCGCGCCTGCGTCCGTGCACTCCGCGCGGTATCGTGACCTTGCTGGAACGCTACAATATCGACACCTACGGCCTCAATGCGGTGGTCATTGGCGCGTCCAATATCGTCGGTCGCCCGATGAGCATGGAGCTGCTGCTGGCCGGCTGCACCACCACCGTGACCCACCGCTTTACCAAAAACCTGCGCCATCACGTCGAAAACGCCGACCTGCTGATCGTCGCGGTAGGTAAACCGGGCTTTATTCCTGGCGAGTGGATTAAAGAAGGGGCGATTGTGGTCGATGTCGGCATTAACCGTCTGGAAAGCGGCAAAGTGGTCGGCGACGTGGTGTATGAAGATGCCGCCGAACGCGCGTCCTACATCACCCCGGTTCCCGGCGGCGTTGGCCCGATGACCGTCGCCACCCTGATTCAGAACACGCTGCAGGCGTGCGAAGAGTATCACGACGTTGAGGAGGCCTGA